AGCTGTACGCAGGCAAGGTCACGAACAACGTGGTGCAGGGCACTGCGCGGATTGTGATGACGGACGGGATGCTACGCACATCGAAGAAGTACTTCGTGGCGGGCACGGTGCATGACGAGCAGATCGTTGTGGTGCCGGACGCAGAGGTGGAGGACGCTAAGACTTGGGTCTTGGCGCAGATGGTTATGGAACCAAAGTACATGCCGGGGATTCCCTTGGCCGCTGACGGTGGTGCACACCGTAGATATGGGTTAGCTAAAAACTGAAGGAGAAAGATGAAACAAGCAACACTACCAAAGAAAATCAAGGTGGGTGACAGGTGGTACAGCGTCGAGGTCGTTGAGGCCATGCGCGACAAAAGTGAGATGGGCCGTGTCCACTACGACAAGGGCGTCATTGAGCTAGGCAGACGGACACACCACGGTGTGCCGTTCAAGTTGTCAGCGTTGCACGACACGTTCTGGCACGAGGTAACACACGCCATCCTACACAGCATGGGTGAACACCAACTCAATAACCGTGAGGGGTTTGTCGAGGAGTTTGCCAGCAGACTGGCCAAAGCAATTCAATCAGCGAGGTTCTGATGACCAATGTGACGTGGAGCCATAGCTCCTTGAAGGATTACGAGGGGTGCCCTCGCCGCTACCATGAGGTGAAGGTGTTGAAGAACTACAAGTTCGAAGACACGCAAGCCACGCTGTACGGCAAGGAGCTTCACGAAGCTGCGGAGTTCTACATCAAGGACGACAAGCCACTGCCGCCGCAGTTCGAGTTCATCAAAGACACGCTTGACGCGCTCAAGGCCAAGCCCGGGCGCAAGTTGTGCGAGTACAAGATGGGGGTGACAGCAGACCTGCGCCCTTGTGACTTCTTGGCCAAGGATGTGTGGGTGCGCGGCATCGCTGACTTGCTCATCATTGACGACGAGAACCTGACTGCGCGGGTGGTGGACTACAAGACAGGCAACAACAAGTACCCTGATCGGGAGCAGTTGAAGCTGATGTCGATGATGGCCTTCGCCCACTTCCCACATATCCGGCGGGTCACATCGGCCTTGCTGTTTGTGGTGAAGAACGATATGGTTAAGTCCAGCATGCTGGTGGGTGAAGCTGCCGATGCTTGGTGGGATTATCGGGAACGCGTTGCCCGCATTGAACAAGCGCATGCAACGGGCGTATGGAACCCCAAGCCCACGCCACTATGCGGCTGGTGCGCGGTCAAGACCTGCGAATACAACACGAAACGGAGCTAAACATGACACAGACAAATGGAAAACGCGACTACAAACATGCTTACAAATTGCAAAAGAAATCTGGAGAAACAGACGATCAGATTGAGCGTCAAAGAGCGCGTCGTGAATACGACAAGAAGGGCGTGGATCGAGCAGGCAAACACATCGACCACATCAAGCCCCTCCGCGCAGGCGGCAAGTCAACACCGGGCAACACCAGACTGCGCAGCCCCAAAGCCAACATGAGCAATAAATAAAAACACGGAGAAAGCAAATGGAAATCTTAGAAGACAAAGCTCTGGTCTTCCGCACTCGCAACCCTCACAAATACAAGATCATCCCCAAGCACAAGATCGTTGAGCGCGAGGATGGCGGCTACGACGTAGCAGTGTTCTGGGGTCTTGATGAGGTTCGTGTTCTTAAGAACATGGGTGTGCGTGATGTGCCTTCGCCCATCGTTCGGCGCTACGACTGGCCGGGCAAGTTCAAACCGATGGCGCACCAGACCGAGACCGCTGCGTTCCTGACGCTCCACAAGAAAGCGTTTGTCTTCAGCGAACCGGGCACTGGCAAGACACTAGCGGCACTGTGGGCTGCGGACTACCTGATGAAGCGTGGCGAGGTTCGTCGCTGTTTGATTCTGTGTCCGCTGTCCATCATGCAGAGCGCGTGGCTTAACGACTTGAACAACAGCATCATCCATCGCTCGGCCATTGTCGCGCACCACGCGCAATCTAGTCGCCGCATTGAGATGATTCAGCAAGACTACGAGTTCGTCATCTGCAACTACGACGGGCTTAACTTAATCTCACAAGAGATCGTCAATGACGGGCGCTTTGATCTCATCATTGTGGACGAGGCCAACGCTTACAAGACCATCACAACCAAACGATGGAAGACACTCAAGTCCATCATGCGCCCTGATACGCTGCTGTGGATGATGACAGGTACGCCTGCATCGCAGTCGCCTGCTGATGCGTACGGTCTAGCCAAACTGGTGAACCCAGACAACGTGCCCAAGTTCTTCACATCATGGCGCGATCAGGTGATGAACAAGATCACCATGTTCAAGTGGGCACCCAAGCCCAACGCCCCCGAGATTGTGCACAACGCTTTGCAACCGGCCATCCGGTTCACCAAAGACCAATGCCTTGACCTGCCGCCTGTCATCACCATGACGCGCGAGGTGCCACTCACACCGCAGCAGAAGAAGTACTACGACCTGCTCAAAGATCGCATGCTGGTGCAAGCAGCAGGTGAGACCATCACAGCGGTCAACGCCGCTGCTGGCGTGAGCAAGCTGCTACAGATTTCCTGTGGCGCTGCTTACACCGATGACAAAGAGGTGGTTGAGTTCGATGCGGCTCCCAGATTGGGAGTTTTGGAGGAGATTCTGGAGGAGACCACACGCAAAGTCATCATCTTTGCCATGTTCCGCAGCACCATTGTGGGCATCCACAGTCACCTGCTCAAGAAAGGCATAGCCGCAGAGATCATCGATGGTAGTGTGACAGCCAGCAAACGAGGCGACATCATCCACCGCTTCCAGAACCAACCTGACCCCCGCGTGTTGGTCATGCAGCCGCAAGCTACCGCCCACGGGATTACCCTAACTGCTGCTGACACGGTGGTGTTCTATGGCCCGCTGATGAGCGTGGAGCAGTACGTGCAGTGTATCGCCCGCGCTGACCGCAAAGGTCAGAATTCTGACAAGGTTACGGTGGTGCACATTCAGGGTTCGCCCATCGAGAAGCGAATGTTTAAGGCCCTCGAGAACAAAGTGAGTGATAACTCACTTCTGACCGAGATGTTTGAAACAGAAATAAAGTCGTGAAAGGAGTTGCAAACCACAGAAAACTATGTAAACTGTCTAACCCTTGACAACAAAAAATGGAGAAAGCAATGAGTACCACAGAGGAAGAAGAGGTCATACCACTCGACAGATTGGTTGTGATCCACAGCAAAATCAAAGGCCGCATCGAGGCGCTCGACAGTCAGATCGCAGCACTCGAAGAGCAGCGCACGGAAGTGCGTATGGCCATCAAAGACCGTATGAAAGCCCAAGGCGTGAAGACGGTCAGTACCGATTCGGGGACGGTCTCCCTGATTACAAAGACGCGCTACAACACGCAGGACTGGGACTCCTTCAAGAAATTTATTCTTGAGCACGAAGTCGTTGACCTGTTGGAGAAGCGCATCGCGCAATCAAATATGGCGACCTTCCTTGAAGAAAACCCGGGGGTTGTTCCTCCGGGCATGAACTCTATTACCGAGTTCGACATCCGTGTAACTAAGTCCAGAAAGTAAACCCCATCATGAGTAACGTAACGCTTTTTAACGCATCCAAAGTACCCGCATTTGCCCGCAACAACGAACTGTCTGAGACAGCCAAAGCCCTCACAGGCGGCGGCACAGGCCAGAGCATCAAGCGCATCTCCATCAAAGGTGGTGTGTTCCGTCTGGTCGCTGGCGGTAAGGAGATGGCATCCATTGACGACCGCCACCTCGATGTCATCATCGTTAAGGCTGCGCCCAAGGTTAGCCGTATCTTCTACGCTAAGTCTTACGATGCTGACAACATTGCTGGCCCTGATTGCTGGAGCAACGATGGCGAGAAGCCTGATGCGTCTATCACGAACCCGCAAGCTACCACATGTATGAGTTGCCCTCAGAACGTGGCTGGCTCTGGTCAAGGCAATAGCCGCGCATGCCGCTACCAACAGCGCATGGCTGTCGTGTTGGAGAACAACCCCACAGGGGACGTGTTGCAGTTGACGCTGCCTGCTACGTCGATCTTCGGTAAAGAGGAAGGTGACAAGCGCCCCTTACAGGCATACGCCCGCTACTTGGCGCTGCAAAGCCCACCCATCAACCCCGAGCAGATCGTCACGCGCATGCGCTTCGACACCAAGGCAGAAAGCCCCAAGCTGTACTTCCAACCGGTTCGCTGGCTGGAGGAGAGCGAGTACGAGACGGTGCTGCAACAAGCTGAATCCGCTGATGCACAGCGTGCAGTTGTGATGACTGTGGCGCAGGTCGATGGCGTTAAGGGTAAACCCGCAGCAGCCCCCTTGGCTATCCCCGGCAAGAACCCCGCAGCTACCAAGGTCGAAGCTGAAGAGGAAGAAGCACCCAAGGCCAAAGCCCCCAAGACCAAGCCCGTAGCCGACATGGATGACGAGCCAGAAGTCCGCAAGGCACCCGCCAAGGACACCGCAGTGCCCGCCAAGAAGAGTAAACTGGCAGACATCGTGTCTGACTGGGATGATGAGTGAGGCCCACCATGAGTAAAGATATTGCAGCAGAACGCTTCGCTACACCCGTGTTTGTCTTGAACGGCATACCGCACCTACCCCACTACCGCAACAGCAGCGTGTACGTTGGCCCCGGCTATCCACGCCAGAATCAGAAGTTTTATTCTGAGGAAGAGTTGATGCAGGCCGGAGCCGTCAAATCGTCTGAGTTGTTGTGGCATCGAGGCACCACGGGCACCATAAGCCCGGGCAATTTGTAAGGAGTATCGGGGGGAAAGCGGATGCTGGCGCTAATGTGGGTTCATCCACGACCGGTGCAGCGAGTACCCCCACCTACCAAATATGGCCTATTCACAAAGAATCATCGACACTGTAATGGCAGCGCCCAAAACCCCCGGCAATCAGTTGGGGCGATGGGCTATTCACCTTGACTTCCCTGTCACCAAGATAGCGGAAGCGTTGGGTGTTACACGACAGACGGTCTACAACTGGTTCGAGGGCAAGGACGTGTTCGTTGCCTACCAAAACCGTGTGGAACTTTTACTAAAAATTATGCAGTCGTCACGCACAGCGGACGAGGCTTGGAGAAAAATATGTCAAGAATACAACCTAGAACCCTGAGTAACAGTGAGCTTATCAGCCTCTGTGTTGATTATCTGGATGATCCTGAAGGTTTCCCCCACGCAGTTCAACACGAGCTACTGCGCCGTTTCATTGCGCTTGCGCCTCTCAACGAGTTTCCTCCCAAAGACGAACGCCAACTCGACCTGTTCTTAGACAAGTAACCTGAAGGATTGTTATGACCCCGCTTGAGTTTCTAGCGGTAGTCCTGCCGTCCCCGGGTGATGGGTACTATTGCGCGGCAGGATTTACAAAAACAAAGAAGGAGCACAAATATGAGCAATCGTTGGAGAACTTACTCGCCCCTATAGGGGCATGGCACAACAAGAAACAAGACTGCTATTTCGCACTGGCGACCTTTGCCGAGGCAGGTAGTCGTGAGGCAACCAACGCCACGCACCTGCGCAGCCTGTTCATTGATATGGACGGCTACGCCAGCAAGAAGGAAGCTGCCGCTGCACTTAACGAGTTCTTGGCCAAGACTGGTCTGGACTTGTTGGGTACGCCCTACATCGTGGGGTCTGGCGGTGGTCTACACTGCTACTGGCCACTGACGGAGGACGTCGAGGTGTCGGAGTGGAAGCCCGCTGCTGAAGCGCTCAAGCGCCTGTGTAAACAGGAAGGCATGCGCATCGACATGGCTGTGACGGCTGACGCTGCCCGCGTACTGCGGGTGCCTGATACCACCAACTTCAAGCCCAAGTACGATACGCCGCGCCCAGTGCGCCTACTGGCGGAGGGTGACACCTTCGACTTCCACGTACTGGCTGACCACATCAAGAGCATGCTCAAGGCTCCAGTACCCACCTTGCCCGGGGCATCGCTGGCCCTGCCGGGGAAGAGGCCGACCAGTGTCACTCCTTCTGCTACGGCGGTTAAGCTGTTTGAGAACAGCGTGACCAAGTTCAAAACCATCCTGCGCAAAACCAAAGACGGTCAAGGCTGCGGTCAAATCCGACACTACATCGAGAACGCAACTGATGACGAGATGGAGCCGCTCTGGCGTGCCGCATTGAGCATTGCGCAGAAGTGCGAAGAAGCGCCCAAGGCTGTGGTCTGGCTGTCTGACCTGCACCCGTACGACCACAACCGGATGAACCAGAAGTTGCACAGCATCAAGGGGCCATACTCCTGCGTGTCGTTCGACTCTATCAACCCGGGCATCTGCGAGAACTGCCAGCACTGGGGCAAGATCACCAACCCGCTGGCGTTGGGGCGCGAGACAGCCGTCAGTGTCGAAGCTAAAGAGATCGAGGTGCCGGACAAAGTGGACGGCAAACCCCGCAAGATGCTGCGCCCAGAGCCACCCAAGGGCTACGTGTACGGCAACCAAGGCGGTATCTACATCGAGAAGGAAGACACCGACCAGCAAGGCAACGTGAGCAAGCGCCATGTCATGCTGCTGCCGTACGATATGTTTCCTGTGGACATCCTCAACGAGAACGGTGACCACTTCGTGCTGATGTATGCGTCTCGTAGCAGTGGGTTTGTTGACATCAAGCTGCCGCAGAAATGCGTGGCTAGTCCTGACGAGACGATCAAGTTCCTGATGAACAAGAACATCGTGGCTTCGTTCGGTCGGGGCAACGACAAGAACCTGTTTGATTACGTTCGCGCTTCTGTTGAGAAACTCAGCATGGAGAAGAACCCCATCGTTATCCCGCAGAGCTACGGCTGGCAGGAAGACGACACCTATGTGTTTGCAGGGTCTATCTACGCAAAGGACTCCGAGCCTATCGCCGTGCCGATGCAAGGGCTGGAGAACATCGTGGCTAACACCAAGCCCACCGGGGAACTGGACAAGTGGGTCAAGGTCATCAATATGATGATCCGCCGCAAGATGTGGGATCACTTAACAATTATGTTATTTGGTGCTGGCGCTCCGCTGATGCGCTTCACGGGTCTGTACGGCATGACGGTTCACTGCGCATCAAGCGAGTCGGGTACTGGCAAGTCTTTGGCACTGGATACTGCCGCTTCTGTGTGGGGTCACCCAGTGCACTACCGTACCGGTTCTGGTACGTCTGCTGTGGCTATGCAACAACGCCTTGGCCTGCTGCGCAGCAACCCGCTCATCACCGATGAGATCACCACCAACAACCGCGTGGACTTTGAGTGGTTCCCTGCCTTCCTCTTCAGTATGAGCGAAGGGCGCGGCAAAGAGCGCATGGAGTCGGGTGCCAACAAGGAGCGTCTGAACCTCTCGATCTGGCAGACCGTCGCCATCATGTCCTCGAACCGCCCTGCGGTGGACTATATGACCGGTGCGCGGCAACACTCATCTGAGGGTGAACTGCGCCGTCTGTTGGAATACATCATGGACGAGAAGCTCGACTGGTCACCGGAAGAGATCGAAATCATCAAGTCTTTGCAGCAGAACTATGCGGTAGCTGGCGACGTGTTGGTGCGCTACTTCGTGAACAACGTGGGCTATTTAAAGACGCTGCTGCCCGAGACCGTGCAGCAGATGTACCGGGAGTTCAAAGCGCCCAACGACGAACGCTTCTGGATGGCTGGCTGTGCGTGTGCTGTGGCGGCTGGGATTTTGTTCAACAGCAAGCATACCGGGCTGGTGGACATCCCCATGCAGGAGATCATCGAGAGCCTGCGCGGTCACATCAGCACCATGCGCTCCAGTATCAAGGGTGGCAAGCGCACCGCCGAGGACGTGCTCAACGGCTTCATTCAAGAGTACCAAGGCCGCTTCGTGGTGGTCAAGTTTGGCGAGAAGGCTGGCCCATTGGCGCACTTCCACGACGGTTCGATTGTTGGCAAAAATACAACACGGGCCGAAGTTATGGGGCGTGTGGAACACGGCGTCACGGCTGGCTGCGTGGACTTCTTCATCGAGGAGAGATTGTTCAAGGCGTACTGCTCGAACATGAGCTTTAGTTACACAAATTTGAAGAAACAGCTTGAGGCGTTGTTTACGGTGAGTTATGTTCCGAAGAAAGACATGATGGCCAAGACTGATGCGCCACCGATGCGGGTCTCAGCCATGAAGATAAGCCGCAAGATCAACGAGCATGAAGAAGCTATTAACAGTCAACTACCCGTGGTCGAAAACTGAAAGGGGGCAGGGGTTCTTTGTCCCCTGCCTCGACACGGACGCCATCAAGTTGGCTGGACTGAATGCGGCGCTGACGCACCGCATCCTTAATGCCAAGGCTTACGCTGGCATTAAGGACGGTTTGATTGGCGTGTGGTTCTTCAGGCCCGGTTAGCAATCAAGTTGAAGCGTTTCAAGAAACGGTCAGCCGTGTCTTGTTTGGCCTTCTCCAACTCCTCCCTGCGCACTGCTTTTTGAGCGGCTGTAAGGTCGTTGCGGGATTCGAGCCTGCGCATGTCAAGGTTGATGCGCCCAATTGCCTGCTGGTACTGGCCTGCTGCTTGCGCAGACTGTATCTCAGCGCGGTGGCGTTCAAAAAACTCTTTGGCTTCGTCGGGGCGACCTTCTTTGCGCATGCTGTTGTACGTGTTACGAGCTTGCTCAGACGCTTTGGCCAGTCGGTACATGGTGTCGGAATCAGCGCCGCCGTAAGTTTTCTGGAACATACCGCCAAAGAACGGCAGATCAGACGCACGCATCTCAGGAGCCTCGCCCTTGCCTGCTGGAGCAAAAAGCTGGTTGGCTGCGGCAAACGCCGCCAACGGCCCAACACCCAGATACGCTCGGGTAAGGTGCTCAATCTGAACAGGGGACAGCAGCGGAAGGGCTTTGCTCAACTGCTTGGCAAACTCAGTGGTGTTTGAGTTGTACCGTTGCGTAATGTCCAAGTTCTCCATACGCGCAGACTCGATGGGTGCACCGCTGAATGTGTTCTTGTTCATCCAGACTTCGTAGACAGGCTTAACCATCTGCGGCAACCCGCTCGATGACCAGCCGGGTATGGACTGCAAGAACATATTGCGCACAGCTTCCCACTGCTCTTGGGTGTTGGTCTCTGCCTTCATGGCGTCCACTGCCGCTACTGCCAGCGAGAAGAAGTAACCCGCCTCGAACGGTGTAGGAATCTTGACGGGTTCATCAACCCCCGGCAAGTGCAGGAAGAAGTTGGTGTACTTGTCCCGAGGACGTGCGTTCTTGAACGTCTTGTCGTCGTCCATCGCCATCGCATAGAGCAAACCCGTACCAAACAAAAACACGGCGTTGTTGAAGAACTTGCGCTTGATGTCGAGTTGTTCTTGGTACGGCATCTGGCCTTTGGCGGCTTTGTACAGCACGTTCAAGCCCTGAATCTGCGCGTTCAAGAACGGGATCAGGCGGTTGCCGTACTGCACTACAGGGTTCAAACCGCGCTTGTAAAAGTTCATGGACTCCATCGTCATCATGTCTGCCTGAACCTCAGACAAACCGTTGGCAATAGCGTTTTCGTACACAAGCACGCGGGTACTAGCATCGGCACGCATTGCCGCCTTGTCCATCGCCGCAAACACTTTGTTCAGCGTTGACTGGTCACGCTCGTCTGCCATTTGCAGCGCAATCTTTGACACGTCGTCAGCATCCCCTGTAAAGATACCGCTTTGAATCAAACCTTTTTCAATCAACTTAGCAGCCGTGGCGCTGCTGCCTTGGTACTGGCGAATAAACTCACGCCCAGCTTTGGCAACTGCCCGCAGCGGGCCGTAATTCAAACCGGCAGTGAACGAAGATGCCATTGGGTCACGAATCAACTGGCGCAAGATGTAGGGAGGCATGCGGGTAACACCCGAGCGCAGCACATCAGAGAACGCACTAGCCATTTTCAAGAACGCAGGCAGCGGCAAGTGTGCGCCTTCCATGCTCTTAACCACCAGTTCAGCGGGCACACCTTCAGCCAACGTGCCTTTGGTGTCGATCTCAATCCAACGCTTGCCGTTGTCCTTGGGGTCGTTTAAATCAGGCTCACTGTTGAAACGGAACACTTTGTTACTGGCAGGGCCATCACCTTTGCGAATAGCCATCTTGTCACCGGGCTTGCCGGTAATCGTGTTGACCTCACCTTTGCCTTTACCCATTGCCTGCAAACCGTAAGCCACAGACTTCTTGGCCATGTTCGTCAGCGCCATATCTGTCAGCAGCAACGTGTTGCGATACAGCGACTCGTTCAGGGGCATGAGCTTTTCTTCGCCACCTTTGAGTGCGTTGAGATACGGTTGGTTTTTGATGTCGCCAATGCTGACAGACACATCGTCCGAGAAAACCAACTCAGCCATACCGTTATCACGCACGCGGTAGAAAGGCACATAGTCGCCCTCACGCAACAACTTGGCAGCCAACGCTTTGGGGATAGCGCCGGACTCAGCCGCAAAGTTAATAAGCCCCTCGTTGTATGCGTTGTACTTATTGCGGACGTTTTCAAGCGCAGCTTTGAGCGCAGGGTCAGCGTTAACTTGGTTCATCACGGCCTGAAGTTCTTCTTCAGTCACGCCCAAAGCACCTGTATCAAGACGCGATACACCCTTGTTCAACGCACGGTGTGCAGCCAAATACGAGGTAGCAAGGTTGACTTTGGCCTGTGGCGTATCTCTAGGAACGTCAGCTATGGCTTTCAGCACATCTTTGCCGGAGTTTTTGTTGGTGCTGCGAACACCGTAAAAACCTTTTTCGTCTTTGTAAAACTCCAACGGCCCACTGTTCATCACCGTAAATACCTGCGGCAATTTTTGGTCAGCTTTCAGTACGTTGTACATTGCCTGCTCAAACAGCCTGTCATCCCCATGTTTGAGAACTTCGCGCAATCCAGCACGCATATCCACGCCCTGCATTTCAGCTTCGAGGGCTACGTTGTTACCCATGCGCTCTTTAAAGGTCTTGGGCTGGGCAATGATTTTTCCAGCCAGAGCGTCGAGCGGCGATGCCGCCTGTGCAGCCGATGCTGCTGCAACGGGGGCGCTGATCTTTTTGGATGGCAGGTATAGCTGCTCAACCAGCTTGCTGGCTTGTTCGCTGGTGGTCTTGATACCAACCAAACGCATCAAAGCAGAGAACATGCGCAAGTACCAAGGCTTCTTGTCCAATAGAGCACGGAACTCGGCATTGGATTGCACCTCAGACACAAACTCTTTCAAGTTCTTGCGGGCATACTGGCCTTCAAACTTGGGGTCTTTCTGCACTTGTGCGTGCATGGCAGCAAGCTCTTGCTTGGCCTTGCGCTGGTCAGGCGTCAACTCAGCATCTGGCATCTCCAACGCACGCATGGTGGCAGCGTGGGTCACTTCGTGGATGATGTCTTCTTCCGACAGTTCTGCCGGACGGAAGATAACCGTGTTGGTGCGTGGGTCGTACGCCGCAGGGATAGGTTCGCCTTTGTCCGTCAGGTTAGGATCAAACGCTACCTTGGTGCGCAGAACAAACGGGCGCAGTGCTTCGGCGTTTTTGCGAATCAACGGGTTCTCAGAGGCTTTCGACAGGCTGTCCAGCGCATCCAACAGACGCCCATCAAGCAAGGCTTCTTCGGTCGGCAAGTCCACCATCGTGCGGGTAGCTGTGCTGTACTGCACAGGCTCAAGCTCGTTGTATACGTCGCCAACGGCCTGTTCAGCCCTAGTAACGGGCGCTCCCTCAAGGTCTTGCGTAACCGCTTCGGCAGCTTCTTCTGTAGCCGTAGGCATCGTGGCCTTGAGCTTTTCGCGCTCATGCGCCCGCATCATGTCGTCAATACGCTTCTCAATGCGGTCACGAGCATCCACGGCAGCGTCAAAGTCAGACTGTGCCAAGGCAATACGGGCCGCATCGTTAGCTTGTTCAGCTTCATCCAAACGGGTAGCCGCTGCGCGGATGTCCGCCTGCACTTCACGAAGGTTTTCACGCTGGGCAATGATGGCCAATGTCGGGCCGCTGCCAAGCAAACGCTCACCTTCAGCCACACGAGCATCAATCTCCGACTTGCTCAAGTTGGTCGTGGCTTCTTTGTACTTTTCTTCAAGCTCGTCTTTGCGCTTGCCCTTGGCTGCGGACAGTTGTTTTTTCAACGTAGCCAAACTAATGGCGTTGGCGGCATCCACGGAAAGGTCAAACGTGCGCAGACGAACAGCGCCAACTTGTGTTGGGCGGTTGCCTTTGCCAATTGCTTCACGCGATTCAGGCGTGCCAGTAACAAACTGCGACGGGGCTTGTTTGCTTGTGCGAACCACCGGGCCTTCACGACGACGCGCACTGCGGGTACCGGGTGCAACGGGTTGCGTAGCCTCACGAGCCACAGCTTCGCCGGGTTCAATGGGGGTAGTAACTCGTTCGCCAAGCTCTTGCACTTGTTGCACTTGGCGTTCAAAGTCTTGAACACGCAACGTAGCACGGCGCACAGCCACAGGATCGCCAGACTTGCGGGCGTCTGCCAGTTCTTTTTCAGCAATACCCAGCATCTTGCGGGCGTTGGTGCTGGCAGCTTGTGCCAGCTTGGCGGTCGTGTCAATCTCGCGGCGGACACCGGGCAAACCCAAACCTTCACGAGCACGTTGCAGCGCAGCGCGTTCTGCGGCATCGGATGTCGTAGCCTCTTCTTCTGCCAAAAGTTTGGCCCTGCGTTCAGCTTGCAACTTCTCAGCCGCATCGTCCAGCTTCTTCTGCATACCCTTCTGGGTGCGCACAAGCTCGTTGATCTTGGCGTTGAGCGCAGGCATTTGAGCCGTCAACCCCGCCAACTTCTCGCCTTCTTGAATCAGCGTCTGGCGTAAGTCGTTGCCAAAAGTCTTAAGCAACGTAAGCTGCTCGGCTCGGGCAACCATGTACTTCTGCTGCGTCTCACGATGCTCACCGCTCAAGAAGTCAGAGTACTTATCAAACGCCTGATCTATCTTGAACTGCGCGTTAGAAAGTTTGGCCGCAGTAGTACCGGTATAGGGCGCGGCATAGATAGCGTCATGTTTGGCTTGTGCGTCTTGCACAGCTTGATAGAGTTTGCTGACCTCTGTCTCGGCAAACGTAATGTCCGCAGCCGCTTCTACCACCTTCTTGTTGGTGTCGGTGATGAGGGCGTTGAACTTGTCAGGCGCAACATCTTTGTACGCCTTCTCAACATTCTTGAAGTTGTCTGCCACTTCGGGATGCGCGGCATCCAAAGCCGTGCGTAGCTTAGACAGTTCTTCATCGGTAGCCGTAGCCACGTTCTCTGGATACACTTGTTTGAGCGTACCTTCCAATTGTTTGTACCGTTCCGACGCCTTGGCAATTTCTTTCTGCAAATTGTTGCGCTTGGTCTCGGTGCTTTCTGCCAACGAACCCAAGTCTCTTACGGGTTGCGCAAAAGTTTTCTGTGCCTCTACGACAGCGGTGTGTGCTTTTTCAACCTTGTTTGTGGGCGACAGCGTTTGTTTTGTCTTAGCAACCGGTTTGAGACCCCAGCTTGACAGCTTTTTAGGTTCAGTGCGGACGTTGCCATAAACATTTTTGTAACCCTTACCTTCGGTAAGACGCTTTGCTTCGGCTGTGCCGGGCGCTTCTCCGGCAATAACTGCCTGTTGCTGCTCGTACGCACGCGCACGCGATTCCAGCTTATTAATTTCAGCTTGCACTTTTTCTTGTTGGACAAGCGTCTGCTGCAACGCGGCTCGAACTGCTTTTACGTTCTTGCCTTTTACTAAGTTGTTGAACTTTTTGATGTCTCGTTCAAGCTGCTGGTAGTACGCTTTGTCCGCAGGCGTTTCTTGCTTTTTCTGCGGGTGCTGTACGCTCAAAATTTTGATTAGCTCGGGTGCCATGCCAGCGGTCTGATCGGTTTCAACCCGATGGATGTCAAGCTCTTCTTGTTTCTGAACGGCAACCTGTCGCAAGTACCTTGTAGGGTCACCCGCTTGGTCAGCAATAGCGCGGCGCAGGCTCTCTTCTTCGTTGCGCAAGTTCACCAGTTTTGTGAGCGCCGTTTTCAAAGCCGCTTCTTCTACAGGACGAACACCAGCTTTGCGTTCAAACCCGGGCAATGTGCGTTGCTTACGTGAAACTTCTTCTTGCTGGCGATCAGCTTCGCGCTGCGCTGCAAAGGCGTCGTAGCGTTCACTGACTTTGCCGGACACGCGTTCCAGTTCTTTTTCAGTGCGCTCGATTTCGTCTTCAATGTTGCGCAGGCTGGGTGTGTCTTTGGAATACTTGTCCACCAAAGCCTGAAGCTGTGGCGTTTGTGCAATCTGCTGGCGACGTGTCAGGTCTTGTTTGATCTGGTCACGGCGGTCGTACAAGTCTTTGAGGTCTGCACGGATGCTGTTGGCTTCGCCTCGAACTTCTTCCAACGGGCCAAACAAGTCGGTTTGTTCTTCGGCACGGGCACGGGGCTGCGCCAAATCGGATGCGCGGTTGTACGTTGCACGAATGTTGGCAATGTCACGCTGCAAAAACTCACGCAGTTCTTTCAGGGCACTAAGCTCCAGAACTTTTTCTTTGTCCGTGGGACGGCCAGCTTTTTGAATGCGCTCGTTAAGTTCTTCAAGATTCTCTTGGGCACCGCGCAGCTTTGTCAGTTGTTCTTGCGCTGCCTCAATAGGCGACAACTGTGCAGCAGTCGGAGCGGGTGCTTGTCGGACAGGGCGCTTCTCACCAGCACGCACAATGCGGCTGGGTGCTTCCGTTGGCTGAACGGCACGGGGCAACAAACGGTCAATCAGATCTTCAACACGGGCGTTAATTAACTGCGTGTTGCTCGGGCCTTCTTCTGCGCGGGTAACACGGGAATACTTTTGCCCAAGCTCAATGCGGCGCTGCACATCATCCAAGGCCGCTTGCTTGGCCTTCAGTTCCAAGTTTGTGTTGGTCGTATCAGTGCCAGCTTTTTGTTCTGCCTGCGCTTGCTTCTGCAAACCTTTGATCTCATCCTGCAACGAGTCACGCACGCGCTCCCGATCCATCTGGTACTCAACACTGTCAGGCTTGAGTCGCAGTTTTTGCCAGTCCTGATTGTGGTTGTGGGACATGGTGAGCGTTGTGCCTTTGCGCACCACCTTGGTGACATCAAAGTTTTTGAGCAAGTCTCGGGCTTGCTGCAAGTCACGCTCTTTGCGGGCTTGTTTAACAGCCGTTGAACCAAACTCAGGTTCTTTGTAGGCGGCAATCTTTTGCAAACCAGCCACTTCGTTGCGCACTTTTTCACGCGCTTGGCGGGAATCTGCAATAGCGTTGGCAATCTCAGCATCACGTTGCGCCATCTGGGCTTGTGTGTCGGCTGAAAAAAAGTCGGGCTGACGCTCTAGTTCTTTCAGTTGCACCAGTTTTGAACGCAGCTTGGCGGCATCTTCTGGTTGTGACACCCCGAGTTCTTGCAGTTTGGCAATTTCATTGCGCAGCTTGTTAGCATCGGCCTTGGGCGCGGCAACGGTTGTCTTTGCCACAAACGGTTCAAACTTTGCCAGTTCTTGTTGGGCGTTAGAGTAGCGGTCAAAAGAGTCCAGCGCCGCTTGCATCTCGTCCGGCGTTTTGGCATCAGCAAGGTTCTGCTGCGCTTGCTCAACATACTGGTTCAAACGGGCGTTTGTTGCGGCGTAATCTTCTTGCGACGGCACCAGTTTGCTGATTGACTGCTCCAAGTCGTACCGCTGGTTGGTCAGAATCTGACGCTCTTGCGGTGTTGTGGCAGCTTTGATCTTGGCATCCAACTCACCCGCTTGATCTGCCAACCGTTGCACTTGCGCCATAGGCGTCAGGTCTTGGACTTCAGGCGCACCAAACAAATCTTGCTGGGCACCGGGCTGTTTCATGATCTCAGCACGGCGGGCGTCTTCTACTTGCTGCGCTTCCTGCGCCTGTATTTGTGGCAGCACGGAGCGGTAGTTTGCTACTGCTTCACTGAACTCAGGGGATGCTTTGAGTTGGGACAGCTTTTGGCGGGCCTCCCGCACATCTGCTTGCGCAGCAAAATCGTTTTTGGCAGGCTTTACGTCTGCCTGTTTTTGCAACTCTTCAATCTGCTTTTGCAAATCGTCGTAAGTAGTTTTAGCCTGCGTCACAAACTCAGGGGTTTGTTTGAAGGCTTCTTTCTCAGCGGCTTGTTGATCAGCCAACTGCTGCGCCTGTTGATCTGCGGCAACCCTAGCTTGTTTGGCAACGGCAGCTTCCTGTCCAGCTTGTTTGCTGCGCTCCACGTAACGACCGGCAGGGGCCAGCGCACCGCCAAGGACGGCACCGCCTATCAAACTGTCCCAGTACTCGTTGCGGGCTTTTTCGTCGGTCAGGTTCAAACCTGCCTGCATGCGCTCAAGAACCTGTTGTCCGGCTTCCGTCAGGCCTTCAGCCCCCATAGCCGTACCGGTGGCTTTGGCGTAGTCCGTTGCCACTTTGGACAAGGCTTGCTTGGCAATTTGTTCTGCGCCTGCGTCGGTGACTTGTTTGCCCGCAGCACCCATGATGCCCCGAATACCCGGAAGCATTTTGAAGCTGACAATATCAAGGGCTGCTTGAGGAACCGCCGCCAGAGCAGCAGAACCAAGCTCGGTCTGCCCGAGCTTTTTGCCCTCTTCCATTTGACGCGATATGTTGGAGCCGGTGAACTGCGCAGCAGAAGCCAAACCAGCCAAACCCAAACCAGCCGCACCGGGGGCTAAACCCGCAACAACGGGCGCTGCCATGTACGGCAGTGAGCCACCCAACAGTTCTTTGACTTTTGTGAAAGGCGCTTCACCAAAGGTTTCAGTGGGCTTGAAGGTTTTCTTTTTGTACTCTTCTTGCTCTTGGATGTACTTTTCGGCAGCAGCCTCATCCATCAAGCCAGTACGTCCGGCAAGCGCGGCAACGTCGCCTTTAAGTCCGGCAATGCCTGCTTTGAGGGCTGGTGTAAACCCTGACTGGGGTTGTTGCGCTGGGGCAGTTTCTTCTTTCTGCAACCCAAACGCGTCAGGGTACATGCGCTTGGCACGCTCCCAAGTGTCTTCGGGAGTTTCCCCCTCGCGGATCGTTACTGTGGAACCGTCTGGAAGCGGAAGTGCTTTTGCCATGTTTTCACCAAATTTTTATGGGTAGCAACGGGCTACCGAACCGTGTAAATTATGGGCGAGATTTGCCCGTAGCGTCAACTGCTGCCGGTGGTTTTGACCCCAGCATTGAGATTTGTTGTATTTGTTGGTAGTACTGTTGCGGCGTCAACATGTTGCCTGCCGTTGTGTCTTTACCAGCCCATGCTTTAAGGTAGTCTTCGTACGCCTGCTGCATAGTTTTCTTACCGGCTTGAATCTGCGCAACGACTTCCAGACCGGATTTTAATTTGGCTTGCTCAGTGTTGCCAGTACCCAACATCATGGCTGTACGGGCTTCGCCGGGCAACATACCAGCAATGTCTTTTTGGCCCTGCACAGTCATAGCAGTGCGTTTGTTCTGTTGTTCTTGTTCAAACACAGTTAAACGGTTCTGCGACAGTGTTTTGAATACGTCTGTGGCCTGTTGCTCGTTGAGTTTCCACTTATCAGTCAAAGCAGCAACACCCAACTGTTCAGCTTCAATTGCTGGTTGTTTAATTCTTTGTTGTGCCGCACGACGTTCTTTGTCGTTCATGGTGTTTTCTGTGCGGCGGTATTCTTCAATGCGCCCAAACGCATCATCTAACTTGTCTCGTGCTTCAGCCAAATCTTTAAGACCAGCTTTGTACGACTTCAAGCCCACAGTAGCGCCCGCGCCAATATTTTGCAGTGCGTATGGGGAAGACCCGCCCATGATCGCAAGTCCGGCTTCAATCAAAGCCATTGGCCCGGTTTGAGATTCTTCTTTACCAAGACGTGTTTCGCGCTCTTTCAGTCGCGCTTCACGGTCTGTAAACGCTTCACCGCGTTTGGCAATATCCGCTTCGAGTTGTGCCAAACCTTCTTTTTCCGCAGCTTCTTTGAGGTTGGCAATACGGGCGTACCCTTCGGTAAGCTGTGTGGGAACCGACATATTTTGCCCAGAAGCAATAGCTTCGCGTTGCTTTATTGCAGCTTCGGGGGTTAAAGCAATATCAGAAATACCACCAGTACGGGGAGCCGCAGGAGCCGCAGGAGCCGCAGGGGGTGCGGGCGGGGTTGGGGGAGGCGTTATTTGTTGCGTTTGTTGGTTTGCACTAGCGCTGGGGCCAGCCGCAGGAGGTGTCTGGCTGGTGTTTGCCGCAGGCGGAAGAGTTATTGCAGGCGCTGGAGCAGCCGCTGGTGCGGGGGTTTGTGCTTTATCCGGTGCATAGTTTTTTGCCGCGCCGCGTTTAGGAGCTTTTTTTGCTTCTTCAAACAAACGCCAAAGCAAAGGCATATCTTCTTGCGAACCTTCTTGCGGAGTTACGCCAAGTTGCGTTGCTCCGGGGCCAAAACCGGGAATTGCATAAGGCGAACCTGCCGAAGGCATCTGAACTAAACCCTGACTCTGATACCGTGGAACTTCGCCACCCTCATCAAACGCCACGATGCCGCCTGTAGCCATGCCTTGCAGATTTTGAGCCGGAAGCTGACCGATACCCACGTTTTCGGGCATAGGCTGTGCCATGCCTGCCAGTTCTTGGTCAACAACTTTGGGTTGCTGGGGCGCGTTCATCTGTGCGCCAGTACGGATTTCTTTACGGCGGTTGGCTTCAGACAAGGCAAGCGACACGATGTACGGGTCGCTCTTGTTCATCTGGGCGTAACGCTGTAATGCCGCGTCAGGCATGCGGGCCATTTGTGCTGTGATCTGGTTGACGTTAATCATGTTTGCCTCACGCCATTTTCATAAGTGCTAAGTCTGCCAGACCGGCAGCGGTATTGTCTTTGGCTGGTTTAATTTTCTCAAAGTTCTTGGGCAGACCACCCTTTTTACCGCCAGCCAATCTGTATGCGCCTGCACCTGCAAGACCCAAACCAGACAACTGAGACAAAGCGCTGGGTGCAGCTTGGTAACTTTGCGTGGTGGCAGTCTGTAACGGCAGACCGCGCAGCATCGAGTTCATAAACGCCAACTGCTGTTGCGGGTACTGCTGCGTGTTAGCGTAATTCTGAATAGCTTGGTTGAGCACGTTTTGGTTATATGCCTGCTGTTGCTGACCAAATTGGTTTTGCAAACCAAGAATACCTTGCTGTGCTTGTAACTGCTGACCACCCAAGTTGCCCAAAGTGCTGGCACCTTGGAGTGCGGCCTGTGCACCTTGAAGACCCAAACCTGCACCATATTGGCGAGACTGTTCTCCAAGTTGTTGTCCAGCCAGACCGTACTGCGCACGTTGTTGGGCTGCGGTCATTGCTTGACCTGCACCAAATTGACGCGACTGTTCTGCTGCTTGTTGCGCGGCTTGCAACGCCTGCTGGTTAGCCAACTGAGCTTGAAGGTTTTGACCAGCGCCCAACTGTTGAATACCTAACTGAGCGCCAAGATTCTGTTGACCAACAGTCAGACCAGCCTGTTGATTAGCCAGCGCCGCTTGCAACGCCTGTTGGGAGTTCATGCCCTGTGCCTGCAACTGAGCGGCTTGGTTCTGCACTGCGGCTTGCTGTTGGTTGTTCAGGTTAGCCAACGCCATCTGAGCGCCGGTCTGAGTACCTAATTGTTGGATACCTAACTGAGCGCCAAGGTTTTGCTGGCCTACAGTAAGCCCTGCTTGTTGATTGGCAAGAGCAGCTTGCATGTTGGCTTGCTGCTGCGCGTTGAATTGCTGTTGGGCATTCTGGAACGCGGCTTGCTGACCCGTGGCTTGGATGTCGCCCATCTGGGTAGCCAGATTACGCTGGCGCTCTGCTTCCAACAGACCTGCGCGGGAACCACCAAAGGCACCAGACTTAACGGCCTGACCGGCCTGCTGCGTACCAGCAATATCAGATGCACGCTGTGCTTCGCGTTTCTGAATGTCCACCACATTCTGCATGTAGGGAGACATGTACTGACCGACGTTCTCGCCAGTGTAGGACTGCGTGCCAACTTGTTGGGCTGGCCCCATTTGGAACTGCTGCAAGTTAGGGTTGTAACCAGTCTGTGCAGCTTGCATCTCGGGAGTACCAACACCCATCGCACCAACGCGCTCGGCTGGCCCCATCTGGTATTGCTGCAACTCAGGCGCTTGTGCTTGCGCCATCGAGAACTGACCGGGTGTGTACTGACCGGGAGCGCGGAATTGGTTGCCAAATCTACCTGCTTGGTAGTTTGTGCCCAAGGCTTGTTGTGTAGCTTGCGCTGCCGCATTAGAAGCATCGCCAATCTGGCCGGGCGTTTGTAGCCCAGCTACGCCTTGATACGCCTGCAACTGTAAAGGATCAAACCCAGCAAACGCGGACTGCGCGGCTTGCATTTCCCCAGCGCCAAGACCTGCGCCTTGCTGCCCAAACGCTTGGTAGGGTTTGACGCCTGTAATGTCTGTGCCGCCCTGCGCGTTTTGCTGGGTGTTAAACAACTGCTGCTGAGTAGCGCCCAGCATAGTTTCTACGTACGGACGTGCGTACTCAGGGACATTGGTGTTTTGAACCGTGGTGTTAGAGGGGCCACCGCCACCACTACCGCCGCCACCCATTAGATAACCGCCCATAGGCAGCAAGCGTTGTTTTTCACGCAGGATATTCATATCAACACCTCAACAAGAGTGTTACGCGGTTCAAAGTTATAGCGTTTCCAAAGACGCACAATCGACTCTCGACCATAGCCTTGGATTTTCGTAGCCCCGCGCAGTTTCAAAATAGTTTTCAGTTGCTCAAACGTGTCTTTGCTTGAGATCAACTTGCCGCCAATAGCCGTCACAAACGCCACCCGGTGCAGAGGGTAGTTGATAAAAGACACCGTAGCGGCACCTTGAATCTGCCCTTCATCCACTGCCACCAGCAGCAACCACTGCCCGCTGGTCAAATACATTTGAATGTGGCTCACGTTATAAGAGTGCGCCCACTCAGGAAAGTCATGCCCTTTTTCCAACGCGTCGGCTAAATAGCCCTCGACCAACGGCCAGACTTGCTGGACAGTGTTGGTGTCAACGTGTTGGATTTGTACGCTCATGCTGGCAGGTATTTAGCGGCGCTGGTATCTTTAGCCATCTTACCCTTACCGGTGGTTTTTCCACGAGCTTTTTGCACACGATCCATCATGGCGTACAACTGCTTGGCACCAGCGTCGGTAGACCCGTTACCCAGTTCGGACACGATGCGGGCGGGCACTACAAACTCACCGTCAGCCAAACGTGCGGGTTGACGGTTGCCGATAGTAGCGGGGATGGAATCTGATACGCCATCGCCGGGGCCGCGAAGTAAGCGCCCACCATCAGAGTAACCGCCCAAAGACGCGATACCACCGCCAGCCAAACGCTCTTGACCGGTATAGGGGTCTACATTTGTTTCCTCTGTGCCGGACAGCACATTCTGAGAAACGGGCGTCTGGTATGGCGTAGCGTATGCAGCGGTGTGCATGTTAGCCATTGGGAAACCTGTGTTTGCACCGGTAGCGTTTTGATTGGACATTTGCTCCACGGGGCCGCCGCCAGCGTAGGATTTGTAAGAATACGGGGTGTATGCGCTAGGGTCGTAGCGGAATTTGCTCAACGGGCCTTCGTACTTTTCTTGGCCGGGAGGAGCGCCGTAACGCGAACGCTCTGCACGCATGCCTTCCATCAAGCCAGCACCACCCCCAGCAATAGCCATTTCTTTGCCGGTCAAGTCTCTACCACTACTGAGGAAATCCGCAATCCCGCCACCTGTTGTAGCCGGTGCTGCCGAAAGACTGGCTGGGGGTGGGGTGTACAAAGGTGCAGGGGCTGCACCAACGGGTGCCGTAAACCCGCTGGTTGCACTGTTTGTTAAGTTTGCTGCTGTGTCAAAAGCGGGATTTAAGCCACCGAGACCGCCGGTATTGTTCATTATGCTGGCGTAAGGGCCAGAACCCCCAGCCGCACCAACTTTGCTGGCTTCGGCTGCGGCATTCACCGCTTCGGGCGTGGCAGACATCAAACCGCCAATACCGCTCATGGCTCCGCCAGTCAGGCCGCCCATAAGCGCACCGCGCATGGGATCGCCACCAGTAACCGCAGATGTGCCTGCACCAATCACTGCGCTGTATAGCGCCGCTTCTCCAATACCGCCATCAGCCATGATGTGCTCCTAAAAGTGTGGTCATTTTACGCAGTTATGCCTTGATACGTAAGGGGTAGCTAGTAGCAACACCCCCAGAAGTGTCGTAGTAAACGTCCCCAGAACGCAAATTTGCAAAGTCGGCCTGTGTTGGCAGACTAATTTTTTGTTGGCCGGGATTTGTACTATCCGGTTGCGCAAAAGTCATTGCCGTAATAACCGCCGTTGTGCCTACGCCCTGAGATGCGGCAATCATTGGGGCGGGGTTGTCAAGCTGCGCAAAATACAAACGTAGCACATTGTTAAGTTGTTCTATAAACCTTTGGTCGTATTCGACAGGCGCTGCTGGTAAACGCGGGGCAACGGTGTTTTTTTGCGCCATACTTATCTCCTGCCGTCCGGTGTAACGTCAAGGCGCGGAGAGCCAAGCTGCCAAGCCACGCCCAGATTGCTGGAACCTACTTTGAACGCCATCTGACGTCCACGGATACGCACGTAGACCTGCTGGGTGAACTGCTGCACGTTATATGTGCGCTGGCCCGCATAGTTGTTCACGCTGACAACCGCAGGATTGTCCGATGAGCCGTAGTTGGCACCGGGGTTTGTGCGTGGCAGCACAGTGAAATTCACCTGCGGCGCAGCGACGTTGGAGCCGTCAAAGGTAATGTCGGGGATCAGACGCCAGACGAAGCCAAAATTATGGCCGTCGCCAATATCAAAATCAGAAGACTGAACATAGGAGGTAATGGGAGAAGCGGGCGTTGTGGTGCCATCATCGTTGCCGCTCTCGTGGTAGATCAACTGACCATTGTAGCCCGCAGCCATCGGGTTCTGGCGCAGAGGGCTGTCTCTCCACGCGGTTCGTGCCATCGTGCCGTAATACCAAGTGCGCTCAAGGTGGTTATAGATAACGTACTTGTCCACGGTGGTGGAGTTGGCCGAGCAGTAGTACCACCAAATTTCGTTGTAGCCCTCGTTGGTACCAGCAAAAACTTGGTAGCCTTGGTCAAGGTTGATGTCATCAAAGATGTACTGACGCAAGGCGCAAGGCAGCGTTTCCACACGGCCTGAGTACATATAGAACTTATCAGCGCCCATCCAGTAGGTTACGTTGTTTACCGTAATGATGGCGTTGGGGCCAATGATGGAGATGTTGTCACCCATGATCTGGAAGCCCCAGACATAGGGAGCGCCCAAATACTGCATGGAGTAGATGGCGGCGTCGGTCAGCACCAAAATTTCTTGGCGGGTCTGAATAGCGGTGACAATTTGCGAACCGGTACTCAAGCGGTAACCACCGGCCTGATTGGTAATTTGCGGTAACCATGTGCTAAAAGATTCTTGGTCAGACCAACGAATCTGCATGGGGTCAAGCACTGTTGTGGCATACACACCCGTGGGGTCATTGCAGCCAAACGCAATCGTAAAGCGTGAAGCATCCGAAGTAGCTACAAAGTTAACCAAAGACGGTGTAGTTGCGTCACAAACAATAGATGATCCACGAACAGATACTGTTCCACCGGCGGCAATAACTTGTCCACGGTCATAGTTTGTGGGTGTGACATTAACCGCCCAGTAATACATGGGGCCATTTTGGGCACAAAAAATCAAGTCTTCGCCAAAGTTTGATTGACTCCAAAGGCGCAAGTTAACGCCAATTCCGGTTGCGGCAGATAAACCCCAGCCCGTACTTGTAGCGCCTGTAGTGGCACCACCCCAACCACCAGCACCCCAACCCGTAGCCACAACGAAAGTTTCGGCACCGCTGTTAATTTGGTACGTAAATGTGGCTGACACTGCGGGTGTTGAACTTGCCGATGCTGTGCCAAGCACTCGAATGGTGTAGGCGTTATTGCTGACAATAGTTTGAATTTGGTATTCGGCTTGAAGCGTAGCGGCTGTGATACCGTTAACCGTGCCGGACACGCTCGTAATACAAACAAAGTCTCCTGCTACAGCGCCGTGGGCTGGGTCGTTAACAGTGATGGTTGTGTAGCCACCGCTATTGGTTGCGGTGCTGGTGGTAAAGGCGTTTGCAATAGCTGTGTCTGTCTTACGAATTGGCGTTACATCGTAGAAGCTGCCATTGACAGAGTTTTGAATGTAGTACTTTAGATTGGTGCCTAAAGCAACCAAATTGTTCCCAGCCAGTGTGACCCAGTTAAAAAGCGCCCGGCAAGTGCCCCAAAAAGAACCGGTGGGTGGCGTAGCGGCGGTAGAAGTTCCACCCGCAACAAACGTACCTGTAGGTACGGGCGTGTATGCAGTGCCAGTATCTTTGACCCAGCCGCCCAACTTCTCGGGGTAGCCGGAACGGAAACGGATTTTGTCGCAGTCAAACCAACCGCCCTCGTTGGAGAGAGTGGTGCCTTCGCGGTTTACGCCGGGTCTGAATTGGAGTTTTTGTAAGGGCATCGTGAGTCCTACGACAAGAACATGGCGCGTTCGTCAATGCGACGATTTTGCAGCCCTTTGAGTATTTTGCCACCCGCCATGCAATACTTCAACAGTTCTTCTGCCGCTCCCGCTTTATCTCCGCGATTAAGTTTCGCACGGAGCGTACTACGCTGTAGTGTGCCAAGGCCGACATTAAAAGAAAAAGATACAAGGCAATCATACATGCCTTGTGTGAGTGGGACAGTGGCCAGCTTTCTAACACCCGATTCAAAACGAGCCAAGTCTGCACGAAGTATTCCATTCACTTCTTCGGCAGAAAAAACTCGGTCATCTTCTGGGCGTAGTCGGTAGCCATCTCTTGCATCAATTCGTAAAACTGCTTGATCCGGGTAAAGTACATGTCCAACTCCTATTGTCCAAAGTTTTGCTGGGCAGCGGTAAGGCTTATTCCTTACGCCTTCGTGGTGGCGGATGACTGCAATGGCTTTGTCACTGATCTGCATTATCGTACCGCCATGAACAACCCAATGTTAGAAAATGCGTAACCTGCGTACATCAGCCCACCGCCTACGTTTCCTTTATATATCTGCTCTAGCGCGATATATGCGTAAATTAAGCCGACGAGAACAATGAGGGGTGCACTCATTCTGCAAACAACCTGCCTCTGAAATAGGCTTTGCCGTTGTCCCGCACAGCACAGAATTCTGGGTGGAGCAGCATGCCGTCAGCCCATGTTAACACAGCGAAGCCAGATTGCCAATTGAATCCGGGTTTGCTCAAGCGGTAAGAAAATTCGTCCTGATCCTCATCAGCCAGCATCCCCGTCTTCACCCCAAAATGGGTAGACTTAAACCCTTTATGGGCTTTTGCACCAAGTTCGTGCGTATGGCCTGTGACTACAGTACAGCCACCCTTGAGTGTGTCATTCCATCCTGAGTGGATGCCAGAGTGCCAGTCATGGATCACCACACAATCATCATTGATGTCGATGCGTTCCGAGTCCGTCCAGTGGGGCAAGTGGTCTTTCAACAAGAACCCGCCAATGCCCTCAAACTCTGGCACCTGACCAGACAGTCTAGTCTCAAAGCGCATGTCGTGGTTGCCGTAAGTTCGCAGTAAGTGAGCGCCGGGTGGTCGAACTTTTTCAATGTCGCCAAGACGTTCCTGCACCGCTTCGAGTTCTTGTTTGACGGTAGGCGCTTTTTTCCAACCAATGCGGCTATGACGGGAGATGGTTCCCCCATCAAGGATGTCCCCGTTTAGAATGATGGCTCGGATGTCCCTGCTATATTCTGCGACCACGTTACACAGGGCTTTGTGTGCCACAGGAATAACGCCGGGAGAGTAGTGGGCATCCGACCCAATAATAACCATGCCGCTGTCGATGCTGAACTTATTCACCTCCTTGCGGGAGGACATGATTAAGTTGCCGGTTTTGTGGTTGTGCTTTGGCGACCCCCGAGTCTCAAGCGCAGGCAAAACTACTTTTTGTTTAAATTCAACCCGCTTGCGCCGAGCATACACTGCGCGTTCGCCCATGTTCAAAATTCTAGAAATCTCAGACGCAGATGGGTGTTTTTGCCATAGCGCGACGAATTCGGCATCTGTTAAGATAGGTTTTCCCATTTTTTTCCCAAAAGTTTTTCAAGCACGTTGATGACACGATGTTCTTCATTCTCCATCCGCGCATCGTTATTGCTGCGGGCGGTTTGAATGAGTTCGTAGAGGAAAACATGAAGCACTTCATGCAGTGCTGTCATTGAGAGTGACTGAGAGTCTATGGTTGTTCCGGCAAAATCCCCTAGTCGCAGGGTTGCCAGTCTGGCTCCGTCGTCCATCTCGACGGAAGCCATTGCGTTCTTGGCGGGCTTGGTTCCCCGTTCAATTCGCCAATCATGCAAGTTCAGGAGGGTCTGCCAACGCTCGATGTGGGCGTCAAATTCCTTGGCCTGCTCTTTGTTGGGGATGTTTTTCATGGTTCAATTTTGATAGCAAACCATGACGGATACATTACACCTTCACATCCACATGGCTCATTGTTTCATTGTGGGCACCATTTTTTAGCGCATTTGCACCCAAATAGGCTTCTTGCGCTTGTCTGACCCTGTCCCATTTAGCCGCTTCCAACCGTTGTGTTTCACGCTGCTGTTCCACGTTCTGAATGGTCTGACGGTTCATCTTTTGCAGATTTTTCAAGTTTTCGTGATGGCGTACTTGCGCCTGCTCTTGATAACGCTGCGCGTTAATAAAGCCGTAGTTCTGTGGGACAGAATTTGTGACTTTCATTTTCCAAACGCACGGCCCCCGAAGTGGAATGCGATGATGCTGGCGAACAGGGCTTGGGTGTCGTTGTCCCAAAGCTGGTCGGCAAGCTCGTTAAAAGATGCGCCAGAAACAATACCATGATAAGCAAGGCAGGCGTCGATCCCGACAAGGAGAAAGAAGAATCCGTAGGTAATAACCGGGCGAACGCTGGCGCGTAAGTCTTTCATCCATGTGCTTGTCCCTTCGTTCAAGGCTGTGTCGTGGGCGTACACTGCTTGCATCTCAGCTTGTTGGGCGCTAATCAATGACTGCTTCTCAGCCGACTTCGTTTCTATTTCAAGTTGTTGGGTATGGATATGCTCAACCCGTTCTTGAGCCTCAAAGCCCAATTTCCGCAGTTGCATCTCACGATCAACCTGCAATTGAGCCAAGTCAAATTCGTGTCTTTTGTCCTGACGATCTTGTAAGAAGTCGAGTAACTTTGGCAAGCCGCCCATTAGGAAGGAAATTAAGGTTGAGAGCAGAGTAAGCATTATTTCTCCAGTGCTTTAGATAACAGATACCGCCACTGTGGCGTGTCGGCTGTCCCCATCAAATCCGGGCTGTTGTTCCACAGCCAAGTCAGTTGTTCTTCGGTGCATTGACTGTGTGTAATCCACCAGATAGCAAAGCTGTGACGTTCGCTGGGGTTGTGAATTGTCCGAGCTTTGTACTCGAACGCCGCTATATCGCAGCCCCTTGGTTTCGCTGCTACCAAACCAAACAGAAGGAGTAGTAACAACGTCCATCTCACTTTGCCATCTCTGTTGCAGCAAGGTTTATACGGGTCTTGACTGCGCCTAAGTCTGACGGTTCTTCGGTGAAACCAACGCTGATATAGCCCTCAAAAGCTCCCATCTCGGGAGGAACACCACCTCGGCAGATGTATTTGACGCCGTTCTTGGCTTCCCAGTCAGAGGTCTTGCCGCTCACTTCCAGTTTGTCGCAGTGAACTTCCCCGTTCATCATGGCTACCACCGAGGCATTGCGCTGGGGGTCTTTCCCAAACAAAGTGGAGTTGTACCCGTCAAGCAAGTTGTCGCGGCCTTTGGCGTTGTACGCCAGCAGCGTAGTTCTGCCATTAACCACAAGCACCACTTTATGCACCACCACGGTCTGCGCTTCCAAGTCTTTTTGCAGCACCTGAGCAACATGCTCCAACACTTTGACTTCTTTCATCTGCGCTTCGTGCTTGGCGTTAGTGATGGCATTCAGAATTACCACCCGGCTATCCCATACCAAGGCCGCAGTGCCCAGCACCAGCGTCAACACAATGACTGCCACCAGCTTGAACGGACTGTCCACCCATTTGATGAGGTCGATGGCTTGCGCCACCATTGTGGTCTGGGTCTTGATGGGTTTGGCTGGGGTAGCTACCTTGGGCGCAGCGCGTTTAACCGGAGCCTTTTTAGCTGCCGGTTTCTTGGCTGGGGTTTTAGCTGGCGTCTTGGCGGTAACCATTATTAACGAAGCTCAACCCAAAAACCACCGGTAAGAGTTTTATTACCTGAAACAGAATAGACTGAACCCGGTGGAACAATGGCCGATAAAGTTGCACCAGCCGCTCCGTTGGTGGTGTCACCATTGGCGTAACTTACTAGAACACTGTCTACAGTTAAACTAGAATTAGAACTTGCGCCTACGTTAGCTAAGAAAACATTCACCATAATGGGCTTACCTGTACTATTGGTGTAGTCGGTATTTTTAGCGCGGCTAGCAGTAACATCTTGCCAAGTCTGGCCCCAACCCAAACCCATGTTTTGCACGTAAGCCGTGGTCGCAATCTTGGTGCTGTTATCACCGTTGGATTGCGTAGTACCGGTCGCGCCTGAACTTACAGTAGTTGAAACCGTTGTAGCGGTGGTTGCGTTCGTGGCGTTTGTAACTGCTGTAGAACCAATAGCCGACGCAATCTGAGCGCCCGTAGCCGCAGTAAACGCCGATGTGCCGTTGCCATAAGCAACACCTGTCAGGGTGGAGACTCCAGAGCCGCCGTTGGCAACTGGGAGCGTACCTGTCACACCGGTAGTTAAGGGTAAACCCGTAGCATTAGTTAGTACTGCTGCACTTGGTGTACCAAGGTTGGGGGTTGTCAGAGTGGGACTGGTAGACAGGACGTTATTGCCCGAACCGGTAGAAGAGGTCACACCCGTACCGCCCGATGCAACAGCCAAGGTGGTCGACAAACCAGCAGCCGTACCGGTTGTATTTTGATTTAACGTAGGAATGTCCGCTGCCACGATGGCACGGAAAGTTGGTACCCCTGCGGAACCATTGGGTGCGGCAAGGACATAGTTGGCAGTTTTGCTGGCATAGGGGTTGGTGGTGTCGCCGTAACCAGAAGCCAAGCTGATAGCCGGAGTTGTACCGCCCGAAGACACTACGGGAGATGTGCCAGTAACCGAAGTAATTGTGCCGCCCGAACCTGTAGCAGAAATTGTGATGGCCCCAGAGGTATTGGAGATGGAGACGCCCGACCCGGCAGTCAGCGTAGTCCGGGTGAAGCCCGTACCGTTGCCAATATCCAAAGCACCGTTGGCCGGAGTAGTTGTCAGACCAGTACCGCCGTTCGCAATTGGCAGCGTGCCTGTCACCCCAGAAGTCAAAGGCAAACCTGTCAGGTTAGTGGCTGTGCCGCTAGAGGGGGTTCCCAATGCACCACCGTTAACCACAGGAGCGCCAGCAGTACCGACATTCACCGCCAGTGCAGTGGCTACTCCGGTACCCAAACCTGACACGCCGGTAGAAATTGGCAAACCCGTGACGTTGGTCATGACCCCAGAGGCAGGAGTGCCGAGTGCGGGAGTTACCAGCGTAGGACTGTTAGACAATACTGTGCTACCCGTACCAGTAGAGGTGGTCACGCCCGTACCACCGGAAGTCACTGGCAAGGCAGTATCGAGACTGAGCGCGGCCATGTGGTTGGTGGCCACTACAACGTCGGTGCCGTTGTTGACCAAAGACATCTTTTTGCCTGCGGGGACGGATACACCGGTCTGACCGCTAACCTTGACCGTGATGGCGCTGGCTGTGGCGTTGTAGATGAAATACAACTTCTTTTTAGCAGGCACTTGGACTGTGCCGCCACCCGTGCCGGTGAACTCGATGAACATGTTACGGGCCGTGCCGTCCGCGCCATCGGGGATTGTGATGACATCAGTGCCACCTGTGCAAGCGTACTGCACGTAACCAGAAATACTCTGCTCAAGCAGAGTGCCCAAATTTGTATTGGTCGTGGTGCCCCATGTACCGGCTTGTTCGCCCGTACCGATCAGGGTAAGGCCAAGGTTGGTTGAATACGTACTCATTTATTTTCCTTACGTGTCGATTGGCGTCCAGCCCGGGTTTTGGGATATGTCGATCACCGTCCAGCCTGACGACTGGGCATTATTGATATTTTGCCAGTTAGCGGTCTGGCTGTCATCTATCACGTTCCAAAGATATGCGCCAATCACGGAATCCAAAGCCGTGGCGCTATCCACAAAAGCGGCATTGAGGACGCCGTTAGATGCGGGACTGTCGATGGCTGTTATGGCTTCCTGAACCTGTGGTTTGAACACCGAGGGGGCAACCAACGTCACGTCCGTCACCGTACCAGTCTCAGCAATCTGGCCCAAGAAGTTCATCAAGGAGCTGGTCAAATCGCTGGCTGTAGCGGTTTCAGATACACGGCCCACAAAGATAACGACTGACCGGGTTGTATCTGTGGCTGTAGCGGTTTCGGCGATTGCGCCAGTGGTTGTACGGTTAGCAGCGGGGCTGTCCGTTGCCGTGGCTGTCTCTGCCACACTGGGCTTGAATATGTTGTTGGCTGTGCTAGTCGCATCAGTAGCCGTGGCTGTCTCCGCAAGGCTTGGATTAAACGTATTGTTGGCTGTGCTGGTTGTGTCTGTGCCTGTGGCTGTTTCTGCAAGGCTTGGATTAAACGTATTGTTGGCTGTCAGTGCTGCGTCTGTAGCTGTGGCAGTTTCTGACAGAGAAGAAGTTAAGTACAATCCACCCAATATGATGTCCGTGCTTGTAGCAGTTTCTGCCACGCTTGGGTTGGCTGTGTATTGTGCAGACTGAGCGTCAGTTGCTGTAGCGGTTTCGGATACGCTTGGGTTAGCCGTGTATTGGGATGAAATGGCGTCCGTACCCGTGGCTGTCTCAGCCGTAGCAGGGTTGAACGTGTTGTTGGCTGTCAGCGTGGTATCCGTTGCTGTGGCCGTTTCAAAAATAATTCCGGCAAACGCAAACTGACTGGCTGTTGTATCTGTAGCTGTGGCCGTCTCAGCAATGTTGCTGCTGATTAGGAATGTCGTCGATACCGTGTCCGTGCCCGTAGCTGTTTCTGCCACTTGGGCCAGCAAAGTTAAAACGGAAGAAAGCGCATCAGTTGCCGTTGCGGTTTCGGACAGGCTGGAGTTAAAAGTGCCAGTAGTAGAAACGCTGTCTGTGGCTGTAGATGTCTCAGCGATGGTTGACAAGAACGCTTGGATCGCAGCAAACGCATCGGACGCTGTGGCTGTTTCAGACAGGCTGGAGTTGTAAGTTGTTCCACCCGGTGTGTAGATGATGAAGATCATGCCCTGACCACCAGCACCGCCAGCATTTACGCCTGTAGTTGCACTATTTCCACCGCCACTGCCACCCGCACCATAAGCCGTGCTTGCTCTACCCGGCTGGTTTCCACCGGGGCCACCAGCACCGCCGCCACCGCCTACAGTGCTGGAAATTTCAATGCTTGAACCGCCAACAGCGCCCAAGTTACCGTTAGCACCACCACCACCTCCACCACCGTTTGTACCCGCAGTGCCTGCTGCATTGGTACCGCCAATACCACCACCTGTGCCGCCAAAATTGTTACCGCCAGTACCGCCTACGTTAGATGCGCCTGCCGTACCAGCGGAACCCCCGCCATTACCCCCGCCACCGCCGCCAGCAGATAATGAAATATCGGAAGTACCAGCGCCACCTGCCCCACCTGCACCGTTGGGGCCAGCAGAACCTCCGCCACCACCGCCGCCACCGCCAGTACTACTAACGGTAGTGATACCCCCTGCGCCACCGTTACCACCTGAATAAGTGCCAGTGCCCCCTGTTCCACCTACAGAAGTTGGGGTTGCAGTTGTAGAACCGCCACCACCACCTGTTGCAGTTTGAGCATTAAATGTGGTTGTGCCGCCACTGCCACCCGTACCACCGGCCGAAGTCCCTGCTGTACCCGCAGCACCTACGGAGTAAGCAATAGCGCCTGAAAGCGTCTGATTGGTCAGTACGCGATAACCACCACCACCACCTCCGCCACCCGCAGCTTTATTGGTAGCACTTGTGTAGCGTGATCCACCACCGCCACCGCCACCACCAATCAAGTGAATGGTGTTATTTGAACTATTCCAATCAGCAGGAACTGTCCAGCTTGAGCCTGACAAAAGTAAGTAAGCTACGACCGTGGAAGCAGCAAACAAGATGCCGCTGTTGTTACCTGAATTAGTAGAGTTTGCCCCTGCGTACCATTTGTAAGGCGCTGTACCGTTTGTAGCAAATGGGGTGAATGACAGGTCTTGGACATTGAGGTAGTCAGTGGATACTGTGCCACCGCCTGTGAGGGCAATCGTTGCTTGTGTACCTGCTGTAGAGCTATTAAGCGTCAACAAATTTCCCGCTATACCTGCCGCTGTAAATGCTGCCACTGTGGTTGTCGTAGATGCAGGAAACGTAATTGTTGTTGCACTAGTAGCTGTGTAAGTTGCGGTAATGTTGTTAAAAGTATTTGCACCAGTAATGGTCAAAGCACCAGCTCCGCCATTGTTAAGCGTACAGTTATAAGTAGCACCATTACCATTAAATGTTTTAGCAGATGCACTTGTAAGGCTAATTGTTCCAGTACCTGTTCCAGCTGTGCTAGTAAATCCCGTTGAATTACCATTAAATGGATTTACACTAGCAGAACTAAGAAGCAAAGTTCCACCATTAAATGTTAAATTTTTTGTTCCTGCTGTTATTGAAAAAGCAGCAATTAAACCAGATAATGTTAATGTTTTACCATTTAGATCAAGCGTTCCATTTCTAAGTGAAAATGCGCCTGCGCCCGAAGCGGTTGATAATAACGCATCTTGTAAAGTAACCGTACCTGATGGCGAGTTAATTACTAAACCTTGAGTAAATGTAATACCAGCGCTTGTGATTTGCTGCGTAATACGTCCACTAAAAAACATTTGACCCGTACCACTCAACGTAGTGCCAGTTCCGTTAATCCAGTTACCGTAAATTGCAGGTGTACTCGAACTTGTAGCCAGCGTCATTGTGTTGCTGGTACGGGCAGACATATCTATCGTGCCAATGTTGTAGTTGGCGTTGACGGTGACGGTTGCTGCTGAATTAAGTCCAGTTGATTGAAAAATTGCCGTATCTTGGGCAAGAGGAAAATTGTTGATGGCTGGTGTACCACCGCCCGTTGTTGCCCAGCCAATTGCACCGCCCCAGTTACCACCAGCAGCAAGATTCCAATATTTGTTTACACCAGCGCCAAACGTAATACCGCTGTTGCCTTTGCAGTCACCAAGGCGAGTGCCTGATGCTGGAGCCGCTGCACCTGCAATCGTGATGTCTTGGAAGTCAGTATCTGTAAAAGATACCGCAGCGCAAGTTAATGTGCGCGCTGTGCCTACTGTGTCTGACTGCGCAAACGTGCGCATTGTTGCATCTGTACCAGCGGCAAGCGTAAAAGTTCCGTTAATGGTTTGATTTGCGCCAAATGCAACAGGTTTTACACCGGCTGCCGTTGTGTTATTAATAGTTAAATTATTAAACGTGTTAACACCAGTAATTGTTGTTGTGCTAATTGAAGTTGCTGTACTGGTTACGTTGTAATATGTTTGTCCACCGCCAGCAAATGTTGCAGGAGTAACAGATAAATTTATTTGAGATGTGCCAGCATTTAAGGTTCCGCTGGTATAACTAAAAGGTGTAGTAGTACTTAAAGTTATTGTTGATGCATTAAGTGTTAATGTGCCGCCACTAACCGCAATTCTCCCTGATGAAACAGCATAATTACTTGCAGAAGTGCTAAATGTTCCACTAGTTACTGTAATAGAATTTGTAGAATTATTTATTGCACTTCCAAGCGTCCAACCGCCTCCTGCACCATTAAAATTTATATTGCAATTTAAGGTTGTGCCATTGGTTGTAATGGTTTTTCCTGTGGCTGTAGCATTAAATGTTATGCCACTGCCCGCTGCATTCCACACCGTAGCTGCCACCAATGACATCGACCCGCTAATGGCAAACGATGGCACAGTACCATTACCAAACGTCACCGTACCTGCTGACACGGTAATATCGTTACAAGTCAAAGCACCCGTACAGGTGACTGTGTAGGTAGTTGCTGAATCAAAGAATACGTTGTCTTGCGGAATTGGTACCGATGCGCCACCACTGCCACCTGATGTAGCAGACCAGTTAGTTGTAGAGGTTGTGTTCCATGTACCTGCACCGCCAACCCAGTAACGGCTTCCAAAAGTAAAATTCCAACCAGTGTTGTTACCACCGTTGGTTGATGCTATTGCGTTCCACGTTGCTCCGCCTGTGGCAGTGGAGTAGCTAATGGATGTGTAATATGCAGCAACAGTTCCAGAAGCTTTGGACAGCGTGAAGGCCGATGTGGTCGTGCTGCCCAGCGTTAACGTACCTGTAGAAGTTCCCGTTGCTGAAAAGTTGCTTACTGTGGTGGTTGTGCCAGCGGTGAAGGTAATAGCCGTTGCACCAGTCGTTGTATACGTCGCGGTAATGTCGTTGAACGTATTTGCGCCAGAGATGGTCAAAGCTCCCGCGCCACCTTGGTTCAAGGTGCAGTTATAGGTAGAGCCACCGCCAACAAATGTTTTGGCGCCTACAGAAGTAAGTGTAATTATACCAGTTCCCGTGCCTGCCGTGGTTGTAAATCCGGTTGGCGCAGCATTGTTAAAAGGTGTTGTAGCCGAGGCAGCAATTGATAATGTTCCGCCATTAAATGTTATATTTTTTGTTCCAGCGGCAGTAATAAAACCACCATTTGCATTAGATATTGTGTAGGTTTTACCATTTAAGTTTAATGTGCCGTTAGTAAGTGTAGTTGTTGGGCCTAAAGTGCCATCATTTGTAAAGTTATCTTGAAATGTTATTGTGCCGCCGGGGGAGTTAAAGATAACATTAGTAAATGTTTGCCCAGATGTGGTAATTGATTGACTTCCACGACCTGAGAATGTAGTGGTTCCATTTGAAAATGTAACACCTGTACCTAAAATCCAGTCCCCTGATATATTCATTGCTGCGCTACCAGCACTCAATGTCATTGTGTTGGTTGTGCGGGCAGATGTATCAAGAGTACCAACGTAATAACTGGAGTTAACAGTAACAGTGGCTCCTGAATTTAATCCGGTAGCTTGAACAATAGCTGTGTCTTGTGCGAGAGGGAAATTGGTTGTTGCAGGAGTTCCACCGCTTGATGCCGCCCAAGCCACATCACTCCAGTTGCCGCCAGCAGCAAGGTTCCAATAAACAGTTTTAGCTGCGGGGAACGTAATACCACTATTACCTTTACCATCTCCAAGGCGTGTACCTGTAAATGGTGCTGCTGCGCCTGCGCCTGTGATGTCTTGAAAATCAACGTCAACTAAAGATACAGCAGCGCAAGTTAATGTGCGGGTTGTACCAATTGCATCTGTTTTAATTACCATTCGGTATCCAGCATTTGCATTGCCAGCAAATGTAAGGGTGCCGTTAACGGTTTGGTTAGCACTTAAAGTTAAGCTACCAATACCAATAGTTGCAGTTCTTGGGTTAACTGTTAAATTGTTAAATGTATTTGCACCCGTAATTGCTGGGCCTGTAGCTACCGTGCTTGTATTTCCAGTAAAAGATACGTTGTAATAAGTTTGACCACCACCAGCAAAAGTTACTGCGTTAGTAGCAGAAAGATTTATTTGCGAAGTTCCAGCGGTAATAGTTCCGCTGGTATATGTAAATGGTGTGGCGTTTGTTAATGAGACTGTTGAACCATTTAGCGTTAATGTTCCACCTTGAACAGTAATTTGAGTGCCTGTTAGCGCATAATTGCTTGCGGATGTGCTAAATGTGCCAGCAGTACAAGTAATAGAAGAACTTGTTGTTAGCGCACTACCAAGTGTCCATGCACCACCCGAACCATTGAAAGTTAATGCGCCTGATAATGTAGTGCCATTAGTGGCAATTGTTTTGCCTGTGGTTGTGGCATTAAAAGTAATTGCACCAGTGGCACTCCATACTGTGCCAGCCAGCAAAGACATAGAGCCGCTGATAGCAAATGTGGGTGTGGTACCTGTAGAAAATGTTACCGTACCTGCTGACACAGTAATGTCTCGGCAAACCAAAGCACCCGTACAGGTGACTGTGTAGGTGGTTGCTGAATCAAAAATTACGCTGTTTGATGCTGTGGGTACAGGTTGTCCACCCGTACCGCCTGATGCTGTTGCCCAGTTAGTTGTTGTGGTTGTGTCCCATGTACCTGAACCACCAACCCAATAGCGATCACTTGGAATAAGCGAAATAGAAACTGCCGCCAATGTGCTAGACGCTGAAACCGTAGCAGTTCTAGCAGTTGTAGTGCCCGCAGCAGCTTGTGCCTCATCAACAACCAATATGCCATTTACTGTGCCAGTAGAAGCTGAACTAACTCGGCTGGTTGTTGAAACTGGAGCAACCCATGTCGCTGACGTTGGAGTACCACAATAAAAACTTATAACGTATTCATTCGTGACAGTTGTTGTGCCTGTCAATGTGGCTACGGTTAATCCTGTTGCCGTGTTGATGGTTGTGGCAATGTCAACGCCAGTAGAACCACGATAAGCAACCATGACAGCGCAAGTGCTTGCGCCAGCTACAGTTAGTGCAACAGAAGCTTCAGATGCCGTTGCTGTCTTTGTATATACGTTTAAGTTGTTGCCGCCAGCCTGACTTCTTTGACGAGTCCATCCAGATGGTGTTGTTGGTGTCGCAGAGCCTGTAGTAGTGATAATCAAAATATCACCAGCCGCATAACCTGTAGGTACAGGCACAGTCGGGTTAGTACCCGTGACTACAGCACCAGCAGCAACAAACGAAATTGGCATGCGTTACTCTTGCGGAACTTCTTCAACAGGGGGAGCGGTAATCAAAGCCAGCCAGTTATCCAAGCGTTGCTGTTTCATGGCTTCAATTTCAGCATCACTGGGCATTTCTGCATCATCAGGAAACCACAAAGCGTCTGCAAATTTGCCGTACTGGGTTTCAAATTCAAAGTCGATTTTCATGGAAATCACCAAGTAAAAACACCCGCGCTGGGCGGGTGTAGTTTAGCCTATGCAAGCCGAGCTATCAACCAGCCAAGCTCAGTGTGTAGGTCACGTTGAGCGTATCACCGGAAGCCACCGAACGATCACCCGGTGCCGAAAAGTCAGCAGCCGAGAACAAAGTGCCGGTCGTACCAGATTTGGTACTGTTGCTAACCAAGAACGCGCCGCCCACAGTGGAGGTAGCGTTGATGTTGAACACAGCCACAGAAGCCGAGTTGGTAGCCACTGAGGGGTTAGCAGTCGTTGCGGTAGCAAACGTGCAAGTGGGACGGGTCGCGTTGCTGTAAGGCACCACTTCAGTCCAGCCAGCGTGCGAAGCCATTGTGTCACCAGCAGCGGGAGTGTTAGAAGCACCTGCACCGTACAGGCCGATGTACCAAGTGGTGATCTGGGTCACGCTGGTCAAGGCGGTACCGCACATGTATTGCAGACCTTGGTTGACCACGAGGTTGTGGTTCTCGTCTTCCCACTTCAGCTTGCCATCCTTGTCATAGCACTGAATGGTAAACTTGCCCATAGCCATCATGGCTTCACCGGCACCTGTACCGGCAATCAGACCGCTGGAAACGGTGTCTGTGGATTTAACTTTTTCAATAGACATAATTCGCTCCTTATGCGAGTCGTATGATTGCTGATGTGTTGGTGCTTGCGGGGAACTGCACCGTGAACGTGTTAGTGGAAGTTTTATCTGCGCCAAAGTCTAGCACGCAAACGGTTGGATTACCACCCCCAACCTTGTAAATCAAAGCCCCACGGGCTGTGATTGCACCTGTCCAAGCCGCGTTGGAAAAGTTAATGTACGCCACTGTGCCCGAAGTTCCCGTAGTAGGAGTCTGAGATACAGTCAGCGTCGTGCCGCCAGCTACATAGCTACCGCCCGTTGCTTCATTGGCAGAGGTGTATGCCGCCGTAGTTGGCCCTAACGTGGCGTTGCCGTTGTACAGCGCGATCTTGAACGTGTCCGTCGTGAAGTTGTACGAGCCGTTCATCATGCCTGTCTTGAAGGCGTTGGTTGCGGTTTGCTGAATTGCCATCAGACGACCCCGTTATTTTGAGGCAGTGGCGCAACACGCGCCTGACCGTTGCGGTACGCATCCGATCTCTCAAGGCCGTCGCCCAGACGTTTAGCCAGACCAAGCGCTTCCATGTACTTGTTGTTGTACAGAGCTATCAAGTCTTGCTCACCCTTCATGAAGGTGTAGGCTTCCACCAAACAACCATACAGCAACACAGTATCAAAGTTGTCGCCCAACCAAGATGTGCCCGCAGTTACAATTGAGGCTGGGTAGTAGTAATAGTGCAACTCAACACCATACACCGCATCAGGCGTAGGGCCAAGAATGAACGACAACTCATTGGTGATGGTGGTGCCAGAGGTTGTTGGGCCAAACAAAGCATAGTACTTGGGAATAGCCGTGTCTGTAGGAGTCGGATACGCCTGCCTGATGAAGTTCACGTCTTTGTTCAGCAAATACTCGTATGCGCCTGTAGCGTCAATCACTGCCATCGAATACACCGACAAAAAGTCCCCCGGGCAAGAAAGGTACTTGTTATTGGTGGCTGTAGAACCTGTGACGTTCTTACGCAGCGAAGGAAACTGAACCGAGTTGTATATGCGTTGTTCAGCCTGCTCGATGATGCGGTTAATCTGTTGAGTAGATGTAACCGCTGAACCATCAGCAAGGTACGTATCGGGGAACTGGTTCTCCGTATACGCCTGAATAGCCGTAACAAGCTCGGTATAAGTCATGCCATCGGGCCTCGGGACATCAGACCTTTAGTGGCTGCGCCAGTACCGCGCATCTTGATGCCGCTGGTTTTCATACCGTTGTAGTCGTTGCTGTGCTCATTGGCAACAGCCACGTTGGCATCTTTGAGGTGCTTTTTGTTAGGCACTTCTTTGAGCACAGACGCAGGAGCAGAGGCAGGCACAGGACTGCCGGGAGTTTTCTTGCTGGTGGCCATATTAACCCCCGCGCTGGTTGGCTGCACGAGACAGGTTACGACCCATCTTCATGCGATCCATGCTGGTGGGGCCACCGGCTTTGAGTTTCAAAGTGGTGCCTTTACCGCCTTTGTGCTCTTGTTTGTCGTGCTGTTTGAAAGCCTTCTTAATGAGGGCTTTATCTTGTGCCAAGTCTTTCTTGTCCATTTTCGACTCCTTATGTCGTTGCAATTGTAACTGTACCAATTTCCACGCCAATCACCAAGTAATTTGGCGTAAGCCCTGCATCATTTAAGCTAGAACCGCCAACAGGGTTCCAACCCCACTGGAAGTCCCTGCTGCCTTCGCCCGGATAACCGTCAGTCAACAGACCAGACTGCGTGTAGCTGATGTCTGGACGCGGATCGCGCACACCCTGCGGATCATCCACTGGGTACATGCCCAACTGCAACTGCGGCTGGTCTGGATCCCAGCAAGATGGGCAGACCTTGAGGTTGAACACCTTGGTCTTGATGATTTCCTTCTTGAGTTCGTGCAGTTTGAAGCGAAACCCACAACGGTCACACTCCGCAATCGAGAACTTGCCAGAAGAAAACCGATTGCCCATTTAGTAGGCACTCCCCACGTACTGACGACGCGGCACCAAACGCACGGCTGCGGTCTCACGGTCTTGATCTGCGGCCAACTGCCACGCCTCATCGTACTGCTGCTTGAGCACGCCCAAACGATCCATAGCACCGGGCACTTTGAGCGCGATGTAGTAGGCCAGACCTGCCACCATGCAAGGCACGAAACGGAACGGCACATCCATAATGTTCACACCGCCACCGGCATCCTGCACGCGACGCATGCGCCAGTACACGAACTGGTAGGTGATCCCGGGATTGGGGGTAGGCCACACAGTGATGGACTGTTTCTGTGCCAGCTTGATAGCATCGCTTGTTGCGTGCGTTGTGGCTGTGGTGCCGTCCTGACCACGAGTGCAGTTGAGCAGGTACGCAGGCGTAGCGCCGCTGGCTGGGGTTGTTTCGTTAAAGCCAATCAGTTCCGAGCCGATCTTGATGAAACCGGCAGTGGGCACACCCACCAAGGAAGTGATTGGGATGCTTGTATCTGTGGCAGAAATGCCTGCCTGCAAGGTGCCCACAAGGGTGGAGTCCTGCGCCGTCAAACGCTGAATCCAGACCTGAATTGGACGGCCTTGGATGAGTTTGTTGGGGATCGTGGCATAGGTCGGCATGCTGATCCGTGTGATGGTCAGGTCTGCTTGGTTGTTAGCCACATTGGCGTTAGTGCGGATCACATGATCGAGCACATCCACCGTGTCATCTGGCAGTGCGTAAGTGGGCTGGCCTTCGGAGAGCGTGATGGTGTTTTGCTCAAACGTCCACATGTTCACGCCACGGTTGGCCCAGTCAGCAAACAGTAAGTTCAAAGACCGACGTGCCGTGCGCAGGTCGTAACCCGTGCGCAACTCCGAGCCACAACGCTCAAACGCCTCCTCGACCAACTCAGACAGGTCGAGGTTAAAGCCAGAGGTGCCGGAGGTTTGTGCCATAGCTTACTTCTTCAGACCTTTGAGGGTTTCAGCCAGACGTGCGCGTTGGCTTATCTTACCGGGCTTCTTAGCCGCTGCTGCCAGTTTCTTGGCAGGGATGGGTTCACCCTTTTTGGCACCAAGCTCAGAGCGCAGGGCACCGGGCTTTTTGATTGCGTCTTTGATCCAGTTCTTAGTTGCCATTATCTAAACCCCGCTGTTTTCTTTGCAATCGCTTTAGGCTGGGCTACGAACTGTTTCCCAGCTTTTTTGCCTGCACGCTTCGCCTTGGTGGTAGCTGCGTACTCGGCAGCACTCAAGGACTTTATTGCCTTCTCAGGCAAATACCGCTCACCAGTTTTGCTCGACGGCTTTCCACTCTTGGTGCGCCATTTCTGGTCGCCCCAGTCTTTGAGGGATTGCTGCGGCGCTTTCACATCAGTCCTTGTACCCACCACCAGCGGCTTTATACTTCTTGGCCACAAGCTGCGCTTTGCGTGCTGACCACTGGCCAGCGCCTGTGCCTTGAGTTGCTGCGGCTTTTACCTGCGAAACAATCCGCTTGCGCAGACCGGGCTTGGTGTAATTGCCAGCAGCATTGACCTTACCGCCTTCCGCATATTGCGTGAAGTCAGTATCGTCGCGGCGTGCTTTATGCACACCCTTGGGCATTTTGGAGGGGGCGATCGCCCCCATCCCACGGCTTGCCATCATATTAGCACTTGGCCATGCCGCCTTTTTTCATAACCATGCCACCTTTTTTCATACCCAGAGGCTTGCCCATTGGGGACATCTTGACCTCTTTACCTTTGGTCTTGCCCTTTTGAGCCATGCCGTCGCGGCTAGGGGCTGCGGTCTTGACTGCGCCCATCTTTGCTTTGGTGATGTTTTTCTCTGCCATGATTCCACCTTTAGAAAATTTGCGGCCCTTGTCCGCGTTGGAAAAATCTTTGCCCACAGATTGTGGGACACCTACTTTCTTCGCAAAAGCCGGGCTATGCGCCACGGCTTCCATGAAGTTGTGCTGCTTTTTACTGCTGCTCGGCATCTTTTGACATCTTTTTCATGCCCACCAACACCGAAAACTCTTTGCCGGTCACCATCTCTGTGATGCGCATACCAGTCCAAACGATGGTAAATAATGCGGCAACTGCTGGCAAAAGTTCTGCCAAAGTTCCCACGACCGTTATAACCGACAAGCCATCGCCGACTTGTTTAACAATTTCAGCGGTTTCGGGTTTCATACCATCCTACCTTTGGTTTTACCCTTAGTGGCGATGCCATCGGCGGCTTTGATATACCCCCCTTCAGCGCAATTCCAAGCCCGCAAAGACTTGTTGATGCGGCTGTCAGGATCGTTGGCGGTTTTGGCGGAGGTCAGCTTGGCTTTCATGCCCTTCATCCGGGCACAAAACGAGTCGCGCCGGGAGCCACCTTCGGGTTGCGGGGCTTTCAGCCCCGGCTTGCCCGGGTTTGCTCGGTTGTAAGAGGCGCGGCCCTTGGCGTTCAAGCCACCGGACTCCGACTTCCCTTCCTTGCGCTGCCATGCTGGGGTCTTAGCCATAATAAACCGTGATTGAAGCGATGCCTGTGAGCGTGGCGTAGATGTTGGTAGAGAACTTAACGCCCTCCCCCGGCACCAGCGTGTAGAACGAGTTTGGATTGGAGTTAGATGGGATGTCCACCTCAATCAAAGTCGTTCCGCCTGAACCGCCATCTTTGAGCAAAAGCGTGCCCGCAGTACTGGCTGTAGCGCAGATCGAGAAGCCCTTGACACGCGCAGCCTGTCCGAAGACAGAGCCGGACGCGTTCAGGTGCGCCGATTTGACGTCATATTGCATCGTCATGATGCACTCCTAATCAGTTCTGCTGACCGACAGGGTAGCCCACGCCGTCAGAGCCACGCACAGTGTATGTAACCACCAAAGTACCTGCACCAGCCGTCACGGTAGTGCCGCTTACGGTGTAGGTCACAAACACGTCAGTTGTGCCTACGTTGCTCATCAGTGCCAAGTTAGCAGCAGTAGTCGTAGCAGTCATGGTGTACAAACCAGCGGTGCCGCTGGTAGGTGTGATCGTACCAATGGTGGTAGAGCCAACTTTGATAGTCAGAGTGGGGGACGTGCCGTTGAAAGCAGTGGTGTCAACATACAGTTGAACAGCCGTAATCAGTGAACCTGCGGGGAGTGCAGCCAGATTAGTGGCAGTTGTTTCGGCGTAAGTGACGGCTTTGCTTTGCAAAACAATGCTGGAGCCGGTGTTACGAGTGGTGGCGGCGGTAGTGCCGGTGGTGTCTTTAATGGTGCCCAGAAGCCACGGGCCGAGGTGTGTTGCGAATCCCATGATGGGTTCCTTTCATGCGTTGGGGTACGTCTATCTGCATGAGGTCAGCCGGGCCTGTCAGACGTACCGGAGAGTCCCGGTTTGAAGCAATATACTCCAAAAGAAAAGGGGGCACAAGCCCCCCGCATTATTTTTCTTCCGCTTTGTCAGTTTCTTCGTCTTCGACTTCGACTTCTTCGTCGTCATCTTCGTCTTCAGCATCTTCGACGGTTTCATACTCACCAAGCCATTCGACCGAGTCTTGCCACTCAACAAAAGCCTGCATGACGTTAACGATACTAAAGTCACTTGTTTCAATGGTGATTTTGTTATCGCCCCACAAACCAAATTCAATTTCAACTTTGTACATTTTTAACCCCAGTTATTGCAGCAAAAGCACCGCAAACTTATGCTATGCAAGAAAAATGACAAACAAAAGAAAAGGGGGCCAAAGCCCCCTTTTCAGACAAACGCTTACGCGCCTGCGGAACCCCAGATGCCGAGGGGATCAGACCAGCCGAAGCTGTAACGCTCACGAGCCTTGTAACGGACGTTGCCGGTATCAAAGTCGCCGTCCATCGAGTTAGCCAAAGGCATACGCTCGAAGTGCTTCAGGCCGTTAGGCACGTCAGTCAACAGGAACCAACCGTTTGTGTCGGTCAAGAAGTGGTTGACAGAGTAGCCTTCGGGGATAGCGCCCATCTGTTTCAACGCGTTGATGTCGTTGTCAGTGGTGCCAACACGCAGTTCGGTGTCCAGCAGACGCTTGGCCACGAACATGAGTGCCGGAGGCACAATCATCTTACGGGGCTTGGCAGCGATCAACAGGCCACGCTCATCAGTCCATGCAGCGATCTGGATCACGGCATTTTCCAACGAAGTCTCGTTGAGGTCAACGCCCACGGTGGGGCTGTTGTAGTTCACACCACCGTTAACGAGTGGGTGACCAACGCGGGTGCTGGAGCTATTGTTACCGAACAAGGTAACGCCGTCACCGCCGAGGTAAGAGCCGTTGAAACCGTTGTTGATAACGGCGGCAGCTTTCACCTGCTTGGTGTAGGCCATAGCGCGGGCCAGAGCTTTGGTGTAACGAGCAGACAGGCTGTCGTACAGGTTGTCTTCGATTGCCTCTTCGGTGATCGAGAAACCCAAAGCGATGGTCTCGTGGCTGTAACGCGCAGTGAATGCCTCTTGAGCATTGTCGTACGCGATAGCTGCGCCCTCGTTCTTGACGGGAGCAGAGCCAAAGCCAGCCAGCTTGGTCTCTTCTTCGAAGCTACGCTCAGATTTCTCTGTTTCGTAGATTTCTTTGTGCTCTTCGCCGTAACGAGCGTATTCCATACCGAACAAAGCGTTCAGACCGGGCAGGAGTTCTTTAAGTAGTTGCGAACGTGAAATAGCCATTTTAATTTACTCCTTAGACGCCAGTGGCGAAGTAGTACGAGTGCGTACCGAAGTTGAACTTGACGATCAAATCGGGGTACGCATCGGTTGCAGTCTCTTCCACAAAGTCCACCACACGCATAGCGAGAGTGGCAGTAGAGGCCAAAGAGCCGCCGTTTGAGCCAACCACGAGGTTGACAGACGAGTTGCCAGTGGAAGTGCTGCCACCAAAGTTGCCCAAAGCAGCGTTCTTACCGATAGCGCCGTAGGCACCGTTGGTCAGAGAGCCGAAAGCGGCAGAGCCTTGCACTTGGAACAGCGCATCTGGATCTTCAGTCACACGGATGTACACGTCAGTGTAACCAGCGGAGATTGCACCAGCGGGGCAGAACTGAGCGTACTGCGGCTGATTCAGACCGGGGGTCACATAACGCACGCCAACGCAAACACCAACGATACCGGCAGTGGTGCCAGCAGTGGGGGTCGCGGTCAGCGATTGGGGGTTACCAGCAGAGGTAAGCTGGACGATGTCGCCATTGTAAATAGCGTTGCTGTTGTTGGTAGACAACTTGTATTCGCGGAACGCACCCGCGAAGACCTGACCGCCGATCAAATTGATCGGACGCAGGCCGTAAGGCGTAGAGGTCGATGCCATTTAAGGACTCCTTTGTTACTTTGAACCTGAACCAAAACCCGCACCACGACTGGATGACGACTTACGGTCGGCAAACAGCGGCATGCGCGGATCGTTGTTTCGCATGAAGTGGTTATCCACTGAGTCCATCTGGTTCTGAGCTTGACGGTTGTAGTACTCGTCACGGGCTTCCGCCTGTTCTTTGACCATCTTGCAAAGCATGAGGCCACCGATCTCGACGTTACCTGTGACAGCATTGCCAACAAGCATCAGTTCTGGATGGTCTACTGCCTTCACCGGCTCCCAGCCTTCGCGCATCTTACGAGACACGTTGGTTGGTTCGGCCTGTCCCAGCACATGTGTCGCTACCCAGCGATACACGTAGCCCGGTTCAGGTGTCGGGTCTGGCAATGAGGTGGGCGGTACGTATACAGCCCGGGCAGTTTTTTCGCGCGACGCCATGTCACGATTAGTACGGTTTTCAGCCATTTTGATTCTCCAATTTAGCAACTTCAGCAGCATACTGCTGGGGGGTCAATCCATATTTCTTAGCCAGCGCAATTTGCGTGTGGGTAAGCTGAATTTTCTTTGCACCTGACGAACGAGACGCAGGTGCAACCACCGATGCTGGTTTTCTCGGAGCATCACCGGACTTCGGCTTGTCGCTGTTACCACCGAACATATCAGGGAACGTAGACTTCATGCGAGCGTCAATTTGCTCGAAATATTCATCACTTCGCGGGTCAAGACCCGAATTGACTAGTTTTTGGTGCAGCCCTAGTGCGTAGCTGGTGTATTCCTCAAACCCGTTTGAGCCAAACCACTGGTTTTTTGCCTGCCAGCGCAGCGTCTTTTCGTCGGCCTGAACTCGTTGAGTTTGGATTTGTTGTGTTTGTACCTCATCTCTGTCATCTTGTAAAGGGGGTGCTTTGAAATTTTTCGCAGCATTCACCTTCATCTTGGCATCCATGACAGCTTCTTGGGCAGAAATGATGGCATCGGTGTCAAACGATTCCTGTGCTGCCTTCAGACTGCGGCGGGCCATCTCCAGTTCTTGGTCAGCGGCTGTTTGCAAAGTCGCTGCGTATTGCTGGGTGCCTGTGTCCACGTACTGTTTGAGCCGTTTGTTCTCCTCCAACATGTGTTGTGCAAGACGCTCAAGCTCTTGCTTCTCACGCGCCAAAGCCTCTTTGGCCCTGCGCTCGTCGTGACGGGCATGGGTCAAGTCCTTGATGCGCTTCTTTACGCCTGCGGAGTAGTTCTCGATCTCGTCGTCGGTGGGGTCTTCTACCTCCCTGTCCAGCGGTTTGCGGCCTCTGTCCTGTTCGGGGGTGTCATCGACAATCTCAATCTCGATGTCTGCTTCTCCCCCTTCAGCCAAAGCTGTGGGGGTCTCGTTCTCAAGTTCGTCGGGGAACTTGAACTGATCGTTACCAGCCATTTCCTACTCCTTATGCGCGGGTTAAACCGCGAGGGTCTTGCACAACACACTCCACCTGATCGTCGTTAATCACGCGGAACTCTTTGCCGAAAATCTTGAAACGCGTACCTGTGTAGGTGCGAACAAGAACAAAGTCGCCTTCCTTGCACCATGCTCCGGTGGGGAATCGTTCGGGGTCTTTGTAAGCGGATGGGCCTGCACGCAGAACGAAAAGCACGGTTGTGGCGTGTTCTTCTTGGCGCATGGTCGCCATGTCTCGAACCAAATCAAGTGACGTACCAGCAATCTTTTCATCGACTTCAGGCACAACACACAACAGCTTGTGGCCTACCGGGGTGGGCAACGCACTGGCTTTGGCTTCGTTGTCAGCATCCTCATCGGGCATATCGACCGGTTGGATGTGGTCAGGCAACTGAATGCCCGGAGGCAGGAGGATTTCACTCATCTGATTTCTCTACTTTCTCTGCAAGGTCGATGATGTAACGCTCTGCGACTGCGAGACCCTGAATCACGCCGCAGAGTTTTTGGTATTCCTCGAAGGAACGGCACGAACCACCAGCCAAATCATCGGCATAGTTGTTCATGTCTTTACGTATTTGTTCGCGCAATACGCGTGCGAAGTCTTGGATCATTTAGAGGGCTTCTCCTTGGGTTGGTTAATTTCTCGTTCTGTTTGCTTGAATTGGCCAGCTTTGGCCAGTGCGTCAACCTGAAGTTTGCGGTTGTCGTATTTGAATTGACCGGCCTTGTTCATGGCGTCGATCTGCATCTTGCGCTCCTCCAGAGCCAGACGTGCTTGCTCAATCTGATTCTTGGCTTGCATGTCCTGCGCTTTGATCTGGACTTCCTGCTGCTTGATCTGCAACTCTTGCTGCTGCATCTGCACAAGCGGGTCTTGCTGTTGCTGCTTGGCCTGCTGTTGAGCGGCTTGCGACTGGCTTTGCTGGAGCACTTGTTGTGCAGCCTGCGCCATCATGGCTGACAACTGCAACTCCACTTCCGGTGGTAGCTTCTCGTCCTCGGGTGGCAGGGGCATGCCCAACTGCTGCTCGATCTTCATGCGGTAAGCGAAGCCAACGTGCTCGGCAACGTGCGCCATCATGGCACCCTGAATCTGCTGCGCCTTGGGATTCTGACCGATCAATTGCATGACGGTTGGGTCTTGCATGGCCGACATGTGTACCTTGATGTGGGACTCATGGTCTTGGTACTTGAACGCCTTGAGCGGCTCCATCTTGAGAGCGGCCATATTCTCAGACACAGGGTCTTTGGGCTTCTGGTCGTCTGGCAACGGCACCAGCTTATCCGGGTTCTTGATGCCCAACACCTCCAACATGCGACGGTGCAACTGCGGCAGGTCGTAAATGTCCGGTGCCATCTGCGCCATCTGAATGACGGCTTGGTATTGCACCACACGCTGGGAGAGGGTGGCTGCGTTGGGGTCGCTGACGGGGATGATGTCAACGTGAGCATAGTCCGACTTACGAGCTTTACGTGTGCCAGTATCTGGCTCGTAGTTGTAGTCCGGGTCGGTGTAGTCCTCAATGATGTCGGTGAGCAGACGCAACTCTTGCTTGAAGCTGTAGTGCAGACGGGACTGCACGGCGGTCATCACCTTGAGGGTGCGCTCCAAAATTGCCAGTGTTGTGCCCACCGGCGCTTGAGCAGACATGTCGCCAATTTTCACATCTGCTGTGGCAGCGAAGCGACGGCCTTCCTCGACAATCTTGTCCAGCAACCCCGCCAAGACGGTGCTTGGCTCTTTGTACGGCAGCGGGAGAATGTTGTCTCTTAATGCTCCCGATCCCAGATCAACGTCTCGGAACTCACCCGGGGCAATGGGCGTGTCATCACCCTTAATGCGAAGCCCACGCGTCTTAAGTCCGCCGGGCAAGTTAGACAACGTGCCTGCATCAACCAGTTGGCGGATGATAGATGTGGCCGATTTGGCGAAGCCGCCAATAAGATGGAAAAGACCGAACCCGTACGCTCCGAAGCCGGGGATGTACTGGTAGTGCACGAAGTGCTGGCGTTTTGCCCGCAGGTCGTCGTCTTCTCTCCAGTTTCGTCGGATGGCAAGGACATCGTTACTTCCTTTGATGAGGGTCACAACATACGGCAGCATGATCCCGGTGGGTTCATCGTCGTCGTTCTTATCTTCGAACCCTTTCAAGTCCAAGTCAACATGAACTTCGTACAGGGTATAACGGTCGTCGTTAAGGTCGCTGAAGCCCGTCTCTTTGTCCTTGGCTTTCTTGATGTCGTCCTGCTGCGCCTTCAGAGGATCAGGCAGGTCAAAGTCACGGTAGAACCCAGCCTGCTGCAACTTGATGATGTCGTTCTTGGTCTTGCGCATGACGTGGGTCAGGCGGTAGCAAGTGTCCAAGTCTGTGGTGCCGTACGGCAGGATGATGTCCTCTGCGGGGATGAACATACTCACCTGACGGCCAAGGTTGGGGTCGTAGTACACCTTCTTGAACGCCGAGCCAGTCGCAGGCAGGCTCCAGAGCATGCGCTCATGTTCAGGTCGGAACTCGCGCATCACATCTGTTAGCTCGTAGTTCAAGTCCTCCTCAACACGTCGAGCAGCTTCTTTCTTCTCGGTGGTTTCTTTGCCCAAGATTTTTGTACGCACGGGGCCTTGTGCCGGGAAAGTCTCGGTGATGGTCTCTGACTGGAACCGCACCACGGCTTCTGTAATCATGGGGTGGAACACACCACAAGCGCCATCCCACGGCTCTGTACGATCTTCGTACTGCAAGCCCAACAGCTTCAAACCTTCGGTGTAGGACTTCTCCCACTCCTTGCGGCTGGCTTTGTCCTGATCTATGTCGCCCACCAAGTCACCGGCCATGCTGGCAAGGGCGCTCTCGTCCATCTCCTCGGCCAAGTTGGCGTTGAACTCGTCTTCGTCTTCACCGGGGTTGATGCTGATGTCCAGATCACCAGCGTGGATGTTGACCGCCTCGGGGTCAATGATCTCAATCTCTATCGGTTCAGCGCCGCTTTGGTCAGCCAAGTCCTCGATGCCCTGCGGTGCCTGATTCAGCGCCTTATCTATATTAGTAGCCATGTTTACCCTTAGTAGTACGCCACACGGCGCTGCTTGAAGAATTTCGGTTCGTCTGGCTCGTCAGAGTCCAGAGCGATGAACCCACCTTGCCGGAAGCGCAGCAGGGCTTGAGATGTCGTATCCACGAAGTCGTCGTTCTCGCCGTTGGGAAAGGACGCCACCTCCTCGATCACCTCCCGCGCCCAGCGGGTGTCCGGTGCCCACACTCTACCCGAAGCGAACAAGTCCGCCACCGCGTTGAGTCGCACAATCTTATCGTTTCCCCGGCTAGGCGTAAACTCCTGCACCGGTATGCCCATCGCCCGTAGCTCTTGGATCAGTGGTGCACCAGCAGCCTTCTTCTCCACAATGAACGCATCCGGCTCCCACTCCTTGTAGTGCTTGAGCGCCGTGGTCTTGAGTTCTGGGAACGCCATCCTGTCCTTGAACGCGTCTAGCAGAATGACTTGTGCCTGATCGCGCTCTTCCTCGTTATAGAACACACCCCACGTTGTGCACGCGGAATAGTCGGCTGTCGTCTTGGCTTCAAACGCCGTGTCCCATGACTGGATGATGTACTCGCAGGTGGGCGGCTTGTCTGACGGCCATGTTCTCCACCTACTACGCGCAATGATCGCTGCGTTGTTGGACACCGGGTTCTGCATGTACTGGGCGTTCCAGTACTGGGGATCCATCGCGGCCTTCTTCTGCTTGAGCGACTCCAGCGGCCACTGCTCTGGCCAGAGCGATTTCTCGTTTGGCTCGTCTTCATTCAGGATGGCGGGTAGCTCCACCAACTCCCACGGATCAGACTCTGGGTTCTTGGTCTGGTAGTCCAGTAAGCGCCCCGTCAGGTCGAGCTTAGACCAGCGCGTCATGATGATAATGATCGCGCCTCCCGGCATCAGACGTTGTAACGGCCCTGTTTGGAACCACGACCAAGCGGTGTCGAAAGCGAGTCGAGAGTTGGCCTTGACGTCCTGCTCCGAGTGAGGGTCATCAATAACGAACAAATCAGCGCCACGACCAGCAAGAGCACCACCGACACCAGCAGCGTAATATTGACCGCCAGCGCTTGTAGACCACTTACCAGCAGCTTTTTGATCGTCTGCCACCTGAGTTCTGGGAAAAAGCTCATGGTATTCCTCACCGTCAATCAGATTTCGCACCCGGCGACCGAAGTCTTCCGACAAACCTGCGGTGTGCGTACCCATAATGATCTTCTTCTCAGGGAAATTCCCCAAGAAAAACGCCGGGAACAAGTAAGAGGAAAACTCAGACTTACCCATACGTGGCGCAATGTTGATAATCACCCGCTTTTTCTTGCCGGAAATCACATCACTGAAGATTCTGGCGAGTTTCTTGTGGTGCGGCCCCACCTTGAACCCGGGATACACGGATTTTGCGAATGCAAGCATATCTGTGCGGGCGCTGTCTTTGATTTTGTGTTCTTCCGCCTTGTCGAGCATCTCCAAATACTCGAGTTTCTCCAAGGGCGACATCTTCCCAATGTTCTGGAACAGCGCGGAGGCTTGCTCAGGCGTCAGTGGTGGATTCGTCGTCATCTGGTTTTGCTTCTACGTCCAACACATCGGCGTCGCTCACGTTCATGAACTTGGCCAGCTTCTCTTTGAGCTTCTTGTCGATCTCGTCTGCCGTCATTTCAGTCTTCTTGACCTCAATTTTCTCGGTGAACAGCCCGACTTCCGTGACTTTGCCCAGCAAACCAAGCGCCTTCAGGCGAATATTGGCGTTGGGGTGTTGCGTTTCTTCCACAAGTTTGGCCACAGTGTACCCGCGCAGTTCTTTGGCCTGCTGTACAAACTCCCAGTCATAGGCGGTGAGCATGCCGACCAGATGTCGGACGGCCTCGGGGGTCTTGATCTCAGCTAACTGGTGGTGGGTGTGGGCGTCGGGGGCTGCGGTGACGACACTATTAAATGCTTGGCGTGCAGCCTCTGTCTCTAAACGGGTGGTTACTTGGTCAACATCAACAGCGCCAAGGGCTTTGAGCCAGTCGGCGGTTTGTAATTTGGCATCAATGACTTCGACCGCACTGACTTTATCCACAGGCACGGCAACGCCGGGGTGAGCGCTCACTTCGGGTTCAAAGTCTAACAAGTGTTCCAGCATTCCACGTCCTGACAGTTGCGTGCGTTTGCCCCCGCACGGGTGGGGTTGTGAAATTCTTATGCGTAATGTAAACTAAAACTGAGTGGGTGCGCAAGCATTTGCTTTCTCCTCGGTTGGGTTACTCCTCCGTTCAACCCCGGCTGCGTATGCGGACGGGGTTTTTTTTCGCCTGTCAACCGTTAGACAAAGGTATTTTTGGAATTTTTTAAAAAATTTTGGGGTGGGTATAGGTAGTTTTACGTAGTCTTTGCTGGGGTTTTGGGGCTGGTTTGTATAAGGTTTTACAAAATACTGGGTGCGGGTGGGGAATAGTGTTTCGGGTCGGTACCGGCTTCGCTACATAAAGGGGTTGGTGGGGGTACGGTGGGGTTATCAGATGGGGCTTTTTGACCTTCCCCAGACCCCCGTTATGTTTAACTGAAGGTGTTGATGCACTCTCGCACAACATAACCAACTGGAGAAACTTCCATGACTATTCGTACTATCGCTAAATCAATCGGTGCACAAGAACGTAACACCGAAGCCGCTATGTCCACACATATCAAGGCATACACCAAAGCCAAGCCCGAGGCGCAGGCTGAGATGCGCCGCGACTATCAGGTGGGCTACATCGCAGGCAGGGGCAAGGTGAGCATGGCTGAGTCAGAGAGAATTCTCTCTAACGGCAAAGGTGCGGCTTGTGAGAGCGAGGCGCACATCAAGCTCATCGACCAAGCCACCGCCTCATTCAACTACTGGTTCAAGTCCACGCCCAAGCAGGCAACGACGACGAGCCACGCACGCATCAGCAAGCAACATCGTGAGGCGGCTACCAACTTCCTTGCCGAGTTTGAGGGCGAGACACTGCAAGAGCAAATCAACGCCGCTATCGCAGTCTTGCGTGCAATGACCAAGTGAGTTTTTTCAACCAAGCGGTACAGCGTGGGCTGGCCGCTGTTCCCTTTCGTGTCCAACGAGAATCGTAATGCGAACACAAACGCAAATCATTATCAATCCGTGGGACACACTGTCCCACCAAACTTAGGAGAAATCAAATGTGCTTCAACACTCAACCCACCGTTAAAGAAGTCGGCATCTTGTCCCTGCGTGGTCAAGACTATCACTGCCAGCGAATCACCTATGGCACACGCCATCACATCCATGTGTTCCGCAAGGGCGAACTGCACAAGCACGGCTTGGTGTTCACCACGCAGGCAGAGTACCAGCACTGGCTCAAAGGCTTAGGCAAACAACTCGAACTGTTCAATTGAGAGAGAATTCTCTCTGTCTGGGGTGTCCGCAAACTAAAAAATTTGGACAGCACTGGCGGTATCGTGCAACCCGCATGGATACTAGCGTTTCCAAAAAACTGTCCATACTATCTATCTATTTCTAATCTTTTATATATAGATAAGAGTGTTTACCCACGGACACCCCAACAACTTTGTCCGCCTTAGCTTTTCTTTGTCTAACCCCTTTGCTCTTTCGCAAACCGATAGATACTTGGGACAGTTGTGCCTTTTCTGTCCCGCAAACCGCATGAATACTGGCGTCGCAACTATCCAACAACCCTGTCCAAATTTTTTAGTTTGTGGTAACATCGGACACCTTCTTAACTAAAGGACTTTAGTATGGACAATTTACTACCAAAGCTCGTTGCCATGAGCCACAACGATGCACACAACTACCTAATGAGCCTTGACCTGCCCGTGGATTTGCGGGTGTCGCTGGCTGAGAAGGTAAGCGCATACCGCAAGCTCAAAGGCAAGGCGAACAAGCAAGCCAAGCTCACGCAGGTCTACCACGCAGAGCTATGGCATCGGCTCATTGCCCCGCTCAAATACGAACTTAGTAACGCCAAGGTGGGACGTGAACTAAAAGACTTTAGTGATGCACCCGAAAGACACAAGGCGTTCAGCGAATACATCACGCTCATGGAGAAGCTGTTGGCTGGCTTGCAGAAACTTCAGATAGACGAGGGTAGCAAAGCCAGCGTGTCGGTGTTCGAGCGTGGCAACGCCGACCCCAAGGCGCGTACTGAGTACGCCAAGACACCGGCAGAGATAGCCCAAGCGCGAGAGCTACCCAACAAGGGAGCGCATTGGACGAACTGGATAAACGAGCGCACCAAGAACCGCATCCGCGAGTTGTTCGACGGCATCCCATACACCGGCAAGAAAAGACCTGTGCCGTTTGCCTACCGCATACCACCTGCGATGTTCAAGCGTGACCTTGCCGCCTTGCAAAAGCGCACTATCAAAGAGTATGACATTGCCAAGCAGGAACTAGAGATGCTACGCAAAGCGATGGATGTAGCCACGCCCGAGCAGTATGAGCAAGAGGTCAAGCTCGATGACACCTTGAGGCGTATGCAGTTCGTGCTCAAACACATCACATATCACATGAAGAACGAACCTCTGCCCCCAACATGGCACGGACTTGCGCACCTGTATGAACCGCCAACAAAGCCGGTAGAAAAGCTGGTCGAGGACTGGGACAACGAAGACAACCTGATTGAAACCTTGCGGCTGGCACTTCAGCTTGTTGAGCCTGAACCACCCAAGAAAAAGACAAACCGCCCCAAGCGGTACAGAACTTAGAGAGAAATCTCTCTGACGTACTGGCATGGCTACGCCGCTCACCATGCCGGTACTACCTCAACGAGCGGCACCTGAAACTAGGAGAAAGCAAATGAACGAAGAACTTATTGACGCTGTTATCGAGCAGATGATGCTCGACATTCAGGCAGACGACTGGACTGCCATCGCTGAGTTATTGAACCGCACACACGAGGACGTGCTCGTAGCGTTCCTGTCTGACTGCGGTATGCCCGAAGGAGAAAGCAAATGAACAACAAACACTTAGCCCAACAGCTACGCAACAGCCTGTTCGCAGACCGAGGCACAGACCTAGAGCAAGCGTTCAAGGACGCCTACCACCTCATCGACAGGGGCATCACCCCTCGTGACCGCATCAGTGCATACACCGCACTGCACATCGTCATCAACACGATAGCCAACAAACTAACCGAAGGAGAAGAGAAATGAAATACAGAGCAACGCTTGTCGCTACCTGCTACCAAATCGTAGAGGTCGAAGCCCCATCAAAGGAAGAAGCCGCACGTCTCATGCTCAATGAGTTCGTAGGCGTTGATGCTGAGTGTGCACAGCTACATATTGACGGTGGCTGGCGCAACATCGAAGAAGTTAAAGAGTGAATCAAGAGAGAAACCTCTCTGACGCCCAGTCGGGCGGCGTTCAAGCCCGACACTAGCAACTTAGGAGAAACCAAATGAGTAACTATGACAACGACGTTATGCGCGAAATCATGCGCAATACCATCCGCATCCTCAAACATGGCGTTGAGGTGCGCGACGAGCAAACACGGAGGTGGACATACACCTGCCGACCACGCACTTGGTTCAGCAACCTTGCCTATCGCTTCGACTTCCATAAGGCTGTATGGGACGCAGTCATTATGACCCGTCCTCGTGACTGGCAACAGCTTGTGCTTGAGTATCCACACAAGGCAGAGACTGACCCCAACCGCATCGCTTACACACGTGATGAGCGTGCAGGCGAGGCCGATAAGCAGACGGTGACTACCATCGGTAAATACTTGATGCGCCACTTCGACCTGCCTGACCACGAGATACGCGACATCGTTGCACGCTACACCAGCAAGGGCGAGATGTATTTCGTACACACAGTCGACGAGATGGTGCACGTGGTCAACAACGGCCCGCACTCATGTATGAAGTGGAGCAGCCGTGGCGGTGTCAACTGCGACGACGGTATCAGGCGGCATCCGTATGCGGTGTATGCCCCCAAGTATGGCTGGCACATGGCTGTTCGCAAGGACGGTGATGAGATTGTCGGTCGTGCTCTGTGTATCAGCAACGACGACGGCAAGTACTGGGTGCGCTCGTTCAAGAAGGGCGAGAGTTACAGCTACACCGACGAGATGCTCGAGGCATGGCTCAAGTCTCAAGACTACAAGCACGAGAGTGGGTATATCGAGGGGCAGAAGATTGCCAAGATTCCCGCTGAGTGTGGCTACCTTGCACCGTACCTCGACGGTGATGCTCAGTGCGTGAGCGATGGCGGTGACCACCTGTTCATCGAGGAGCGTGGTGATTACAGCTTCAACGAGACGCAAGGCTATGTCAGTGATGGCAACGACAAGGTCGAGTGCGAAGACTGTGGTGACATGGTCGACGAAGACGAGTACTCCTACGTGGGTGCTTACGAAGACCGATGCGTGTGTCACAACTGCATGGAGAACAGCTACACAAGCGTCATATCCCGCAACGGGCGGGAGCGTTACATCCATGACGATGACGTTGTTTACGTCCAGTCTCAAGATGCGCACTACGACGTCAACTACCTGTCCACCAACAGCATCGTCGAGCTTGACAACGGCGACTATGAGCACATCGACAATGCCGTGTGTGTTGACGATACGTGGTATCACGTCGAGGATGAGCGCGTTGTCTGCGACCACCAAGGTGACTACCAGCTACGTGAGAACTGTTCACAGCTACACGATGGCGAGTGGGCGTTAGATGACGAGTGCTGGTACTGCGAGGGGTCGCAGGAGTACTACCTGTACGAGGACGAAGACCCTGTGTACGTTGATGGTGATATGTACCACCCCGACCATGTGCCAACAAGCGAAGAGAACCAAGGAGAATAACCATGAACAAACATTCAATGCTTTACAAAACCCTAGCGCGTGCCTTGTCCATCAAGCGCCCGCATAACTCCATCGGTACGCAAGAGCTAACCGCTTGGCTCATCAACAACGTACCCAAGACACTACGCACCAAACCTTTGGTCGATGCCGCTGGCAATCTGCATATCGATGCACGACAAGGCAAGCACAACAGGACTCTCTTTGTCGCTCACGTTGACACGGTGCACCGCATCGCTGGCCCCAACAAGATACGCAAGACCAACACCATGTGGTATGCCCACGCTGACGCGCCTCTCGGTGCAGATGACGGTGCTGGCGTCGCCATGCTTATGCACTTGCTTCACGGCGGGGTACCCGGGTACTACATCTTCACGCAAGGCGAGGAGTGTGGCGGCATTGGTGCTACGCACGTTGCCGAGCACAAGAAGAAGCTACTCAAAGAGTTCGACCGTGCCATCGCGTTCGACCGTCGTGGTATCGACAGTGTGATTACTCACCAAGGGTATGGCCGCTGCTGCTCCGACAAGTTTGCGCAGTCACTCGCTGACCAGCTTAACGACGACATGACGCTCATGTATATGCCCGACGACACAGGTGTGTACACAGATACCGCAGAGTTCACTGACATCATCCCCGAGTGCACCAACATCAGCGTAGGCTACTACTCTGAGCACACAGTCAACGAGAAGCTCGACATCATCCACCTCCAGCAGTTAGCCAACCGCTGCCTGCTCATTGACTGGGACAACCTGCCAACCGACCGCGACCCTTCTGTGCACGAGAGCAAATGGCACAAGTCGTGGGGTTCGTGGGACTACGCGTCCCACGATGACAAGACATGGGACAAGGGCTGGCAAGACAAGATGTGGACGACCAGTGTCAATAACTCTTTTGACCCTTACGCAGACGATGACGAGTACGACCGCGAGGTTTTGCGTGAAGCCATCTACGATGCGCAAGCTGGCTTCATGGATTACCTGATTGAACTCATGTGCGACTCGGTGTATCCTGAAGACCCAGACCTAGCACGCAAGTTTATCAATCCGAAGGACTTGACCGAGGAACTACTCACGCAAGCGATGGAGTGGTCAGACACCTATGACGTTGACACTGTGTTGTCTTCGCTCTTTGACGCATCGCACATCGAGGCTTAATGAATACCGTGGCCCCTGCGGTTCAGGGGTAATTTATGTTCGTAACTGAAGGAGAAAGAAAATGGCTCACGAAATTAGCTTTAACAATGGCGTCGCTCAATACGCATCCACCCAGCGCGAGTGGCATGGCCTTGGTCAGATGATGACCGCAGGTGCATCCATCGAGGATTGGCAGAAGCAAGCAGGCATGGACTACCGTATCCAGCGCAGTGTCATCCGCTACGCCACGGAGAGAAACCTCTCTGACGCATCCGCGTTCCGCACAGTCAACGACAAGCACGTCTTGTTCCGCTCTGATACAGGCGATGCACTGGGTGTTGTCAGCGAATCGTACAAGGTGGTGCAGCCTGCCGATGTGCTGGAGTTCTTCCGCGAGTGGGCAGACCAAGGCGGCTTGACGCTGGAGTCTGCGGGTGTCCTGTTCGGTGGTCGCCGTTACTTCGCCACGGCCAAGCTGTGCGATGCCGTTGCCATCGACGGTGCTAAAGACAGAGTGGTGCCCTATGCGCTGCTCTCAACCTCGGCTGACGGTTCGCTGGCAACTGAGTGCAGGTGGACAACGGTGCGCACGGTGTGCAACAACACGCTGACGATGGCGCGTAAGGGCGAGGCTACCTACAAGGTGTCGCATCGCTCTGTGTTCAAGCCCGAGGATGCCAAGGCTGCGGTGGAAGCTGCGCATGAGGAGTTCGGTGCGTTCATGACGATGGCGCGTGACCTTGCCAACATCAAGATGGAGCGTGAGCGTGCTGAGTCTCTGACCGTGGCGCTGTTGATGAAGTCGAGTGAAGAGGTGGCGCGTGAGAGTGCTGCGTTCACACGCATCATGGACTTGTTCAATGGCGCAGCTAAAGGCTCATCGTTCGAGACCGCACACGACACGGCATGGGGTTGGCTCAACAGCGTGACCGAGTACGCTGACCACCACGTACGTGCACGTAGCGACGAGAACCGCAAGGCATCCGCACTGTGGGGGCCGGGCGATACACTCAAGAACAAAGCGCTCGAGTTGGCGCTGGCACAGGCTTAATTAACAGGGGGCTTCGGCCCCCACAACTAGGAGAAAGTGATGGACATGGGACAAATCAAACGCTGGTTCATGGAGAACGTCGACGATGACTTTGATGCCGTTGAGGAGGAGATGTCACGCGTTGCCGAGGAGATGGTCGATGCCGAGTTCGACCGCATAGCAGAGGAGAAAGCAGATGCTAAATCTAAGAGAGAAAGTTGAACGGTTGGTGTTTCTACTGGGCATGGTCGTGCTTGCGCTCGACCTGTTCTATTGGAGACCTTAATTTTATGTCCAACGCTTGACAGACCTCGGTCTGTCGAGTAATCTAGCAACTCTAGGAGAAAGTAAATGAACACAAATGCACTGCGCCACGTGCGCCAGCTATGGAACGTAGCCTACGTTCCTCGTGAAATCAACCGTGCCAACCAACTTAAGTGGGTGCGCTCCGTGCGCCTGCTCGGGGACAAGTGGCTACTTGCACAGTACGTTCAAAAACTGGAGCACTGAGTGTCTTACAAACGTGGGCGTGACATGCTCACCCCTGCCGAGGTAGAGCGACGTCTTTATGGCGCTCCTTTACCCGACATCAACCGACCACCACCGCTAACCAGCATAAGTGCTGGAGCCGCCGAAGCGCGTGCCACCCTTGAAAAACTAATGAAGGCTAATCAACCGAAGGAGGAAACTGAAATGCCTGATATGCAGACCGCACTCTTGAGCGCTATTAGTAACTGGGACGATGAACCCAACCCACGACCAACCACGGAGAAAACCATGACACAACCCGCAGTACAACCCGCAGAGAAAAAACCCTTGTTCACCATCACAAACAACATCAGCCGCGAGACATTCAACTGTGTGCGCGATAACCCCGGCTGCACCTACAAACAGATTGAAGGTGTCATCAAAGGCAAAGGACTCAACGTCAACTCAGTCTCGTCGCTGCTCTCGCAGATGTACAAGCAAGGCATGATTGCCAAGCAAGGCAAAGGCGGCAAAGCTACCTACTTCCCCCGCCTCAAAGAGTACGTGCCCATCAAAGCCACAGCCACGCTGCGCAACATGGCGGCACGCCAAGCAGCCGCAGCCAACGGCATCGCCGCGCTCAAGCCCGCTACTAAAGCAAAGCCCTTGGGTGAGCAGCTACGCGACAAGCTCGAGGAGAAACGCACAAGCCCACTTGCACACGGCGATGACGCAGCCGCGTACACACAAGCAAAACAGTCACGCATGGTGCTGCTCACCACACAAACGCCACAACAGATTCTCTCAAGCCTCAACATCTTGCAAGCCCGCGCCTTGTACGACGAGTTGAAGAAAGTGTTTGGAGGTTGATATGAATGATCTTATCGAAGCAATTGCTGGCGTTATTTTTTGCTTGGCTGCGCTTGCCGTACCTGTGGCGGGCATCATCTGGCTGGTTGAGGTGTACGAAGAGAAGCAGTGCAACACCTACAGCCAAGTCACCGCCCGCGCTACCCAGTACCGCACAGGTATGTGCTACATCAAAGACGGCGGTGAATGGTACGCATGGAGCGAATACAAAAGCCGCAACGCAACGACAGGGGTGAAGCCATGATGGACTTAACAGTTATCGGTTCTGCGCACCTACTCGAAGAACCCAAAGGCGCTAACGGTGGAACCCCGCCAGTCATAGAGCAACCCGTAGCTTGGATTAGCAGGGAATCCCTGTGGCGATTGAAGCAAGGCGGCAACCATGCTGGTGTAGTCCCTGTCCATGCCAAGCGTAGCAACACATCGTACATAGCCCTGTATGTTAAGGAGGTCGCATGACCGATGACCTTGTTTTACGTTTGAGAAAACGCGCAGAAATCCGCCGCCAAATCGCAGACAGGAAGAGCGTGCAAGAGGGCAAGCCCGACCGCATATCCGACCTACTGGAAGAAGCTGCAAACGCACTGGAGCAAGCAGAAAAGCCTCAAGTTTGGGCTGGCGTTGACTTTGACATTAAAACTAAACCACAGCGTGAGTGGGTTGGGCTGACTGCTCAAGAAGCGGCTGATTGCTGGACAACTAGCGCAACACAAACGTGGAAAAATTTTGAAGCCAAACTCAAGGAGAAGAACACATGAAAATAAAAGCACTCATCCAACTGTTAAAAACCCTTGACCCTGAGATGGAAATCATGCGGCATGGGTACGAGGGTGGTGTGGATAGCGTCACCCAAGTTGTTGTTGAACAGGTGGCTTTAGACGTCCATTTGGAGGAGTGGTACTACGGCAACCACGAAGTCATTGACGAAGATGACAAATATCCCGGTAAGGAAATTATCAGCGCTGCAATTGTGTCTTAAATGAAAAATATCCCGGTAAGTAAATTATCAACACCGCAGTTTTATTTTAAGGAGAACCCATGAAAACAATTGTTCACGTTAACCAGCACGTCATCAAATCCAACCGGACAAATGGCGAGAACAACCCTGTGCTGACGGTCAAGACCTACAAGTCCAACACCTACGCGCATGAGGTTGTGATCCACGGCCCGAGCCGTATCATTTACAGCCCGGACAAGCCACTGTCTTGCGGTGCGCACGTTTGGATTGAGACCGAAGCCCCCGTCGAAACTTTCACAACAGAGGAAACTGTATGAACCCCTTATATGAACTGGAACAACCTTTATTGCAAGCCGCTACTATGCCGGACGATTTGCGCCTGCTGGTCAAGGTCAATGCTGCGCCGGAAGAGTATTTAGCTTTGGCCACGGTGTACGATATTAAGTTCACACATTTGTGGGACTTGTTCGAAGAAGTCTTGCGCACAAAAAAGGAAAAGCCCGGTGTTTAAATCACGCTACTGGCCCGGCACCAACATCCTCAAGAGTACGAACAACGACTTCAACTGGCAGCAGCGGGAGTCAAAGTTGATGGAAGTCATGTCCGATCACATACAGCGTTCGCAAGCTGGCAAAGCAGGCGCAAAGACTCGAGCGGAGATTGGCGCAACTAGGGGTGAGCCTTACTACATGACGCCCTTGGAGAAGGCGTTTCAGAAAACCTTTACCACTTACAGCAAGGCAGTGCCCAGTGTGTTTAACGGCAAAGGTAAAAAGGTATGACCACGCCAGAAGTTAAAGTAAAAAAGCAGATACGCAAGATACTCGATGAGCATGGCGCATACTACGCCATGCCTATCGGCACGGGCTACGGCAACTCAGGCGTGCCCGACTTCTTGGTCTGCTGTGGCGGTGAGTTCCTTGGTATCGAAGCTAAGGCAGGCAAGAACAAGCCCACGGCGCTGCAAGAGGCACACCTTCAGCGCATCAGGGATGCAGGGGGCAGGGCGCTTGTCATCAACGAAGACAACCTACACGAACTAACAGAGGTACTCAAATGGATGAAATAGATTTACACGAGATGCGATCAGCATCAATGACCGAAGCCGAACTCGAGGCGCATATTGCCTCGATGTCAGTTGCCGAGAAGCAACACTTCAAGCTGCTGATCTGCACGCTGGCCCGATGCTATGGCGAGAAGCCTGAGTTTCAAGGGTTGGTCTTACTGGGTATACCCGAGAAGGCAGCATGCAGCGTGTTGTCTTTGAACTGTGAAGAAATGGAGGGAGCCAGAATGTTGCAAGCGGCCACTGATTTTTTCAGCTTTATCAATACCCAAGACGCACCCCCAAAGGAGATGTTTAATTGACCAGACCTTACGACCAAATAATGGCGGTGGATTTTGAAACTCGCTGGAGTAGCAAAGACTACACGCTGTCCAAAATGACAACCGAGGAGTACATACGTGACAACAGATTCAAAGCCTTCGGCGCTTGTGTCCATGTATACGGAAGCGACGAGCCAATTAGATGGGTTAGCGGACGAGAGCTACCTGAGTTCTTTTCTGGAATCGACTGGGGACGAACCGCAGTGCTTGCGCACAACGCACAGTTCGATGTATCCATTATGGAGTGGGTCTACGACGTACACCCCTGCTTCATCTTCGACTCGCTATCAATGGCACGAGCTTTACGGGGCGTGGAAGTTGGCAACAGTCTCGCCAGACTTGCAGCAGATTTCTCTCTACCCGCAAAGGGCACAGCGGTTTATTCAACTGATGGAGTTCACGAGTTGGAACCGGGAGTTGAACGAGAACTCGCTGAATACTGCAAGCATGATGTGTTTCTGTGCGAAGAGATATTCAAACGGTTGGCTGTTGCCTATCCATCGTCGGAACTCAGACTTATTGACATGACGCTGAAGATGTACACGCGGGCTTGCCTCGAGCTTGACACCGCTATGTTATTCAAAGCACTGACCGAAGAAGGAGAACAACGTGAAGGACTTTTACAGAGGCTCGGCGTGGAGGAGGCTGAACTGGCTTCAAACCCGAAGTTTGCTGCCCTACTTCAATCGCTCGGGGTGGAACCCCCGAAGAAAACAAGTAAAACTACCGGGAAAGAAACACTCGCGCTGGCTAAAAACGACGCCCTCTTCCAAGCGCTCCTCAATGGTGAACGTGAAGACATTGCCATTCTTTGTCAAGCGCGTCTTCGGGTTAAATCTACCACCGAGCGTACTCGAGCACAGCGTTTCCTCGACATCAGCCAGCGTGGCCCACTCCCAGTTCCGCTTTCGTACTATGGTGCTAAGTCAGGGCGCTGGTCAGCGGCTAAAGGAAGTGCCATCAACATGCAGAACCTCAAGCGAGGTAGCTTCCTGCGCAAAGCGATTATGGCTCCCGAAGACCATCAACTCGTCGTGGGGGATCTCTCACAGATTGAACCGCGAGTACTCGCGTGGCTTTCGGATTACCACGAAATGCTCGACATCTTCCGGTCAGGCGCTGACCCTTACGCGGCGTTCGGTGCGCAGATGTTTAACATACCCGGACTTAATAAGGAATCGCATCCCGATCTACGGCAGTCTGCGAAAAGTGCGCTCTTGGGCTGCGGTTATGGCCTCGGTTGGGCTTCGTTCGCGGCGCAACTACTCGTCGGCTTTCTTGGTGCGCCGCCCGTCAGATACGACAAAGCGTTTGCGAAGAAACTTGGCGTGGATGCAGCGTACGCTGATCGATTCTTAGAGTGGGACGACAACGTCAAGAAGATGTTGGAGATTCCCCACACCTGTACGCAGAAAGAGTTGGTCACCCACTGCCTTGCAGCCAAGAAGATCATCGACATCTACCGCAGCACCGCGCACCCCGTGGTGGCCTTCTGGGACATGCTGGGTGGGCTGATCGAAACTTCTCTTGCGGGCGGCAAGGAGTTCGTGTATAAATGTCTTACCTTCAAAAAGGGGGAGATAGTGCTGCCTAATGGCATGTCACTGCTGTACCCCGACTTGCGTCAGCAGAAGGACGAGAACGGTAGGAGCCAGTGGGTATACGGGCCAGACGCTACCAAGCTGTACGCAGGCAAGGTCACGAACAACGTGGTGCAGGGCACTGCGCGGATTGTGATGACGGACGGGATGCTACGCACATCGAAGAAGTACTTCGTGGCGGGCACGGTGCATGACGAGCAGA